ATGCCTAAAATTGTACCTGCTTTAACCGACTCTAAAATAAAGTCTGAAATCGCTAAAAATAAGAAAGAAATTGAGAAAAAAACTCAAAAACTTTCTGATGGTGGTGGATTATACCTATTAATTGATAAAAAGGGGGCTACAACGTGGCGGTTCGATTACACCCGACCAATTATTAAGAAACGCAATACCATATCTATTGGTTCATACCCTGAAATTTCTTTAGCTGTAGCAAGACAAAAACGTGAAGAGTTCAGAAGTCAAATTGCACAAAATATTGATCCTGTCGAACAACGTAAAAGGGAAGTACAGATTCAAAAAAGAAATCTAGTATCAACCTTTGCTGCTGTGGCTGATGAATTTAGACTTACTGAAGAAATCACAGAAAGTACCAAACAGCGTAATGATTCAATTTGGGAAAAACTTTATTTAAGTGTTGGATCAATTCCAATTTCAGAAATTACTGCTCTACAAATTTTAGATGCTTGTAGATTGTATGAGAACCAAGGTAAATACGATTCTGCAAAAAGAATGAGATCAAAAGCCAGTCAGGTATTTAAGTATGCGATTGTTTTAGGACTTTGCCAATTTAATGTAGCTGATCAAATATCAGGTATTTTGAAGTCAGGTACGGTGAAACACTATGCAGCAATTACAGATGAAGAAAGATTAGGACAATTACTTTTAGATTTATCAGAACCACAAGTAAGTGGATCCATAATTGTTTATTTCGCTACTTTAATATTGCCTTATATATTTGTGCGTCCCGGTGAATTGCGCTGGGCAGAATGGGAGAATATTGATTTAGATAAAGGACTTTGGGCTTACACCCCACCAAAGACGCAAAATAAGACTCAATTAGAACATATAGTTCCATTAGCTACGCAAGTTGTTGAGCACTTAAGGAAACTACATAAGTTAACTGGTGGACGAAAGTATGTCTTTGCTTCTATGAAAAAAGGTAAGGATGTAATTAGTGAATCGACTATAAATAAAAGACTTAAGAATTTTGGTTTTGCAAATGGTGAAACTACAGGCCATGGGCTAAGGGCAACTGCTCGTACTTTATTGGATGAAGTACTTCATTATCCGATTGAACGTATCGAACAACAATTGGCACACCAAGTGAAAGATATGCATGGTAGAGCATACAACCGCACCAAATATTTAAAAGAGCGTGCAGAGATGATGCAAGCTTGGGCTAACTATCTAGATAGATTAAGAGATGAGGCAAAGGTAAGAGCTGTCTAATTAATAAGATAAAGGCCTTATCAAAATAAGGCCTGAATTTTTTCTTTGTATTTTTCGTAAAGTTCGTTGGAAAGTTCAACTCGCGTTGAACCACCCAACTTAACTTTTTTAAGTTCACCTGAATCAAACATCCTATATATAGTTGTCTTTGATAAATTAGTGACTTGAATTGTCTGATTGACTGTTAATAACATCAATTACCCCTCCTTACTTTCCGCTTTAACTTCGTATTCTGCATTTGCCCAGCCATACTCGTGATCCAAGTTTGGACGTTCAATCTGGATGGCATGCTCTTTAACCTCTCTCCAATTCATATTGTTTGCAGCCCAATCATGAATTTCATAGTCATCAGATTCAAAGAGAGGGACGGTGTCATTAATTAGACTTTCTTCGAAAGATACTTCATCAACACCTGCATAATACTTAGCGCGACTCTCAGCAATAATGCGAACTGATACAGCCCATTTGCTTTCGTCTGGCATAGTGACGATATAGTTTTTGTCTAAAATACTCATCCTTTAGCTCCTGATTTGCGCTCTTCTTCTTCAAAGAAAGCATTCATACTTTCATACTGATCTGCCTCTTTTTCTGCTATCCATTTGGTATTATGATTTAGAATTTCTTGAGCTTCTGACTCTGATTCACATAACTTAATTTCTGCTAAACCAGTATCTTTATTAGTAATTTCATAAACACAAAAAAGTTTTTGAGTGCTTAACTGAGCTTGAACATGCTTTTCAACAACAAGTATATCGTCTATATAAATTTCAGATTCTGCGATCAATCCTAATAACTGTTCTTCTGTGCTAGCGAAGTTTTCTGGTTCATCTACATCTTGCCACCATGTAGATAATTTAGATTTCTCAACAAGCACGTGAGTATCCAGCACCGCCTGAGCTTGGGCTTTCATGAAAGTTACAGCTTTTTTCCACATTGCCCAGCCACTATTTACACGGTGGTAAATTTCTAAAATATCCTCTTCATTCAGTTCGGTTTTGACATCCTTAGCTATCTCAAAACAACCACCAATCATGTCAAATTCAAGGACTTCCAAATGATTTGCAAGCCAATATTTTTCTTTAAAAAAAGGTAATTGTTCTGCCCAAAATGCTTGTTTAGTTTTTAAATCAATCATTCAGGCCACCATTTTATAAATACGTTTAACTTCATGATTTAGCTCATCCATTGCCGAGCGACCTTCCTTGAAATACTTTAAAAGCATTAACTTGTAGCGCTCTTGAGCTGCTTTGTTCATCTCACCTTTATCGGTCAAGGTGAGGGTGGCTTTATTACCTTTAATTAGGTTCACGCCGTTTGGTGTACCTCGTCCGCGATAACCGGCATTCACATTGAAAACAATAAATTTCTCGAAAAGCTGCTGGGGTAGCAGCTTTGGCTCGAAAAGAAACTCTGGAGTAATCTGTTTCGACATTAGAAAGGTTCCTCCAGTAAATAATCAGGTTCAGCTTCTGCTTGAGAAACTGCTGGAATTTCTAATTCAAAACGGCGCTTTTTAACGAAACCCATGAGCTTTGGTTGAATTTCTAGAGCACGGCTTGCCACATCAATTTCCAGCGCATCCAATGTCGTAAGGTCTGGTGCATTTTGGATTTGAACCATTAGAGAAGGCGGTTCACCTGAAGGAGCTTTTTCTTTTTCCAACTCTTCAAGTCGTTTGTGAGTAGCTAGTAAAAGAGGTTCCATTTGTTTATCTGACCATGTACGGGTATAACGATAAACAGCATTTACCTCGGCAGGTGTTTTAGACTCACGTACTCGCTGAAGAAGGGTCTTTAATGTTTTTTGATATTCATCATTCTTTTCAGAAGTTTTATCATCGACTTGAACCAATGATTCTTCGGAAGTAATTACATTAGTTTGCTCAGTAATAACAATTGTGGGTTGTTTTACTTCAGCAATAATTTCAGAGGTATTTTCTGAAACTACTGTTTGTTCAGCTTTAGCTTGTTTACCTTTTTGACCTCTTGGTTTGTCTTTAGATACAGCTATTACTTGAATATCAGTAATCATATTGCCAAAGGTTTTACCTATAGCTTGAAGTTGAAGCTTTGCATTTTCTTCATCAAGCTGTGCAAATCCATTGCTAACACTTAGACAAGTCTCACCATGTTTAGAGTTATAAGTGGTGCGCAAGATGTGTGAAGGCATAACAATATAGATATCTTGGCCATTTTTTAAATCATGTGGTTCAACAGGCTTTGTAAACTGAATTTCCGCTAATACAATTGTTTCGCGTTGGATGCAAAACTCATAATTTGGTTGTGCAAAAACTGTAGCAGGGAACTGTGCCAAGTCGTAAAAGTCCGACATGTCACCAGCTGGTCTACATAAAACCGTAAAGCCATTTAGAAGAGCATCAAAAGCTTCTGAAGCTGTTAGTAAATTATTCATGCTGTCATCCCCGTTTTAGCCAATGTTTCAATGTCTTGTTTAACTGCCGTAAGTTTTTCCACCTCAATTTGAGTAAGGGCATCAATGCCTAGATGCTCACAAACTGTTTTTACATCTAAGCCGCGTTCAGCAATAAAGTTCTGTAGCTCATCGCGTTGTTCTGCTGAAATCTCAACAAAATTATTCGCCGCCTGCGTTTGGTTTTGGCTCAATTGATTTTCATGCTCACGAGCAGTTTGTTCATTTTTGCGAATGATGTTTAAGAGCTGATTTTTAGTTTCTTCAAACTTTTGTTGTTGAAGATCCATCAAGCTATTTAACTTGCGTTTTAAGCAATAATTCTCGATGTTGATTCCAGCGCGATGCATAAGATCTTCAATTTCTAAAAATTGATTACCATCAATAGTTGCATCAGCAGAACCAGAAAGAAGCCAATCTCGTAGACAAACGCCAGTACCTTCATTAATCATCATCGGTTCAGTGAAAATATGAGTTCGGTCTTTAGTGGCATTTGCAAAATGATCAGCATTTAAGTCAAGCACCGTAGTGAACTCATATTCGATACCGTCACGCTGTTCAGACTTCATCCCAACCTTTTCAACTTTCTTCTTGCCATTAGTTTCGGTTTGGATCGTATCCATCTTGCTGCGCAGTGTTACAATGATATGAATACTTGAATGAAGAATGGCATCTATAAATTTGCGATGACGTGGAGTTACTTCGCTCCATGCAGCCCAACTATTACCTTTAAATTTGCCTTTGGTTAGGGTGTCTACAATTTCCAAACACCCGCCAGTACCAGACCACTCATGGGTAATACTGTCCAAAATTAAAATATCAAAACTAGCTTGCTCAGCTGCTTTGATTGCAGCTGTAAATTTTTCTGGTGTATATGGCGGTGTTAGGTTTGCAGCATAAAATTCATAACGGTCTGCATAAAGTGAAGCGCTACTATCTTCAGTATCAACAACAGCAATTCGACCACCAATACCAGCAGCAAGTTTTAGAGCGCTTTCAGTTTTTCCTGAACCAGTAGGACCAGATAATGCAAGTCTTAATTTGGCTTGCTTGCGTTCAGCTTTTTGGAAAAATACATTCATTTTTATTATCCTTATCTAGAGCCAGTGAAGCCGCGTTTTTGCTTGTAAGCATTACGGTCATAAGCGGGAATATTTGATTCACGAAGATCGATAGCCAATTTCTTTTTGCGTTGAAAGCTGATCTCTTGAGTAAGTACTTCCCATACTTTTGGATATTCAGATTGGAACTTGTCCACATCTAAAGGCGTTTTAACTGAGTCCTTGATTTTGTAAAGAACTGAGCCATTAGCATTTGATGTGTATACAATCCAGCCGATACGGACAGAGTAGAGGCCGGTGTTGTCGCGGCCCATATACGACTTGTAGCCGTCAGGGTGTTTTTTGAAATTAGACATGTTCAGCCTCCAAACATCCAAGTTGCAGCGGCTACAGCAATCACCCAAAGGATGAATGAGAGGACAATAAACTTAATAAAGTCGATTGCGTTGGCCTTGATGGTGGCAAACCGAGAAGGGCGCTGTTCTTCAACAGTAGGGTGTTGATATAAGCGTGCTGTCGTTTGACTAGGAATGGTGTTTTGTTTCATACTTATCTCGCAGTTTTGCAAAAGCACATCGGGGGTCGAAATCTGATGTGCTTTTTTGTTGTCTGTGAGAAAAATATACCTGCAAGGTAAAATAAAGTAAATACCTATGAGGTGAAATTTATTAATTAATTTTTTACTTGCTAGGTGTATTTAATGTAAAGGCCATAAAAAACCCACCAATTGGTGGGTTTAACTAAGGGATTATTAAAATAATTAATGAGCTTTGGGATGCTGTTGTCTGTGTTGGCTAGGAGGAACAATATCGGTAATAGCAGTAATACTTTCGACTTCATCCATATCAAAAGTTAAGCGTTCACCGCCGTTTACAGCTAAGAGATTTAAAACATTATTATGAATGCCAATAAATTCTTTAATTGTGCATCTACCATCTTTTAAGCAAACTTGCACAAATTCAGTCGGCGTTAATTCTGCATCTGGGTCACATACTACATACCAGCCATTACGGATAGCAGGGTACATTGAATCTCCAGTTCCTTTAATTGCATATGATCGATCACCAGCAGTGTGAGTCGGAACGTACCCATCGCCTGCGTTTCCATCATACCCCATGTCTGTAAAATAACCGTCCATGCCCATCTTGCTGTATGCCTTAACTGGAACCCATCTTTTTGAAATAACTAATGGTTTTTCGATAACATTTGAGAAAAGTACAGCATCTTCGCTGTCTGGAATATTATATTTTTTCTTAAATGCTTCTATGTCGAGTTGCTTAAAACTAGCAGTACCATCTAATTGGTGTACATTTTCATTTTGATTGTCAGATTGATCAAGGTACCCACGCGGCTTATTAAAAGCTTCTTCAATTTTTAAAGCAGTTTCATCACCAATATTCTTTGTTGGATTCTTTCCAATGTATTGGCTAACCAATCCATAAGACATATCAATTTTTTCGGCGAATTCAGAACGAGTTAGTCCCGATTCCTTCATTAATTTTCTTGTATTTCCAAGCCTAATTTCATGAATAGTCTTTAATTCACTCATTTTTTCAATTCACCTCTAGCGCTGAACTCAAAAATACCTAATAGGTAGAAAAAATAAATACCCTTACAGGTTGTATTTTATTTACCTTGTGGGTATATTTATTAAATATATTTACCAGTGAGGTGCATTTATGCTTACTCTACATAGTTATTGGCGAGGATTAAGTGAAAGCGACCGTCTCAAGTTCTGCAAAGAAGCAGAAGTCACATACGGATATATGGAAACTCATTTAATCCATGCTCGCAAAAGACCACGAATGGAAACCATTCAAAAAATGGTTGAAGCAAGTAATCAACAACTAACTCACAAAAGCCTGTTTGATTTCTTTTTAGGAACTTCAAAAACGGCTTAGGAACCACCATGAGCAAATTATCAATTGATCTTTCTGCAAGCGCTAGAAATGATGCATCCCGCATATTGCATGGTCTTGATTTAAGCAATCAAAAAGAGATTGCAGAACACTTAAAGGTTGATCCAAGCACAATCACTCGACTTAAAACAGATAAGAAAAACAACGGATTGAATGAAATTGAAATGTTTTGCGAGCTCTTGAGCCTACTTGGTTTAAAGGTTGTACCAAAAGATTATCAAAGCATTGATAAAGAGCGAGTTGCTGCACTTTTAGTTATGTCTAAAAGCTGGATGAATCGAATTGAAACTGTTGATGATCTATTTCATGACGAAATCAGTGGTCAAAAGGAAAAGCTTGGATATTAAAAAAGCCTGATCTCGGAAATCAGGCTTAGTTAATTCAATTACTGGCTAGAGGAATCGAATATGCAAACTAATTTATCAGAACAACCAACTGAACTCAACTCAGAAGAATTTTTACCTGGTGATGTAGTGGTACTTACTGAAGAGTGCCGAAGTTTTAAATCAAATGATTTGTTTGAGGTTAAAAATAAAACCCTGACTAGTTTATGGACTATCAAATCACAGAATCATTTGATTCTGGTTTCTTCAAAAGAAATCCGAACAGCAACAGTTGCAGAGCTCAACGCCAAACGCCGCCTGACAAGTGCTGAACAAGCATTAGCGGAGGTTTCATGATTACTTCTGAACAACAACGCCAAAAAAGCATTCAATCCTGGCATGAACCTGCTTTAAGAACTCTATCCGGTTTGCTTGAGATTCGTAAGAAAAATCTAGCACGCCAAAATCGTGACGAAAATAATGCTGCGGTTACACGTGAAGAATTTATGCAAGCCCTGATAGATCAACATGGCAAACATGGGCTTTATCTCGGTCATGCTGGTCAAATCATCTCAAGCTTATACCGTGGCAAGCGGATCCGTTACTTAGGCAGCACTTTCATTCAAATTAATGAAGGTGGTGAAGCATGAAAACATTTGTTGATGCTACTCGTTCTTTCAGAACACAGTTTGACTTAAATTTTTCTGAAAAAATCATCGTAGATTTTTTTGCAGGTGGTGGCGGTGCAAGCACAGGTTTAGAGATGGGGCTAAACAGGCCTATTCATGTTGCTGTTAACCATAACCCGAAAGCGATTTCTATGCATGAGGCTAACCATCCTCATGCTAAGCATTATGTGCAAGATGTCTTTGCAGTTGATCCAGTTGAAATATGCGATGGCTATCAAGTGGGCTGGTTTCATGCAAGCCCAGACTGTACACATCATTCGCAAGCTGCTGGTGGTCAGCCACGTAAAAAAGAAATACGCGACCTTTCATGGGTTGTTCTTAAGTTTGCTGGCAAGGTCAAACCAGACGTTATTAGTTTAGAAAATGTTGAGCAGATACTAAATTGGGGTCCGCTTATTGCTAAGCGTGACAAGGCTACGGGGCGTGTTATTACTTTAGAAAAAATTGAAGTAAACGGTAAAAAGGTACATCGAGTTGCAGAACCTGGTGAACATGCACCAAGAGATAATCAGTTCTTAGTTCCAGATCCAAGAAAAAGGGGGAAAACTTGGCGCCATTTTGTGCGTAGTCTTCAACGGCTTGGTTATGTTGTGGAATGGAAAAAGATTATTGCTGCCGACTATAGCGCTCCGACAATTCGTAAACGCTTATTTATGGTTGCACGTTGTGATGGACAAGCAATAGTTTGGCCAGAAGCTACACATGCCAAAAAGCCTAAACGCGGTCAAAAGAAATGGCGTGAAGCAGCGGAGTGCATTGATTTTACTGATTTGGGTAATTCCATTTTTGATCGTCCAAAACCTCTTGTTGATGCAACTTTAAGACGTGTTGCACGTGGTATGAAAAAGCTCGTACTTGAAGCCAAAAAACCTTACATCGTAAAAAAAACAGCTCCATTTATTGGGCGTGACTTTAATACGAGTTTTGGTCATGCAATCACCGAACCGTTAGGCACAACAACTGCTGGCTACGGTGGACATAGTTCACTAGTAAGCCCAATCATAGCGCCATTTTTAACAGAGTTTGCGAATGCTTCACACCAACGTAATTGGGGTATTTTTGAACCTCTAACAACGATATGCGCTCAAGTTAAGGGTGGTCATCATGCGTTAGTGGCACCAATGCTTGTACATATTGGTCACGGCGAAGGCACACCGGATAGCCCTAGATGGAGTCAAGGTTTTGACTGCGTTAGTCAACCTTTAGGCACAGTAACAGCTTCAGGAGCACAACGTAACTTAGTTACGGCCTACATGATGCAGGCTAACGGTGGATTTAATGAAACGGCAGGACACGATTTACGTGGACCGTTAACGACGATCACTAATAAAGGAAGCCAGCAGCAGCTCGTTACAGCTGAACTGAGTAAAGAAAATATGGATGGTGCTTTGCGTGTTGCGGCGTTCCTGATCAGTTACTACGGTAACGGCGATGCCCGAGACATTACTGCTCCCATCGACACACTAACCACTAAAGACCGACTAGCTCTTGTAACTGTTTGGGTTAAAGGAGAGCCATGGGTAATTGTGGATATAAAAATGCGCATGCTTTACCCACGTGAATTGTATTTAGCCCAAGGATTTCCACAATCTTACATCATTGATCGTGGTCATGACGGCAAGCCCTTAACCAAAACAGAACAAGTCCATATGTGTGGCAATAGTGTTTCACCAGAGCCTATGGCTGCAATTGCAAGAGCAAATAATCCATTTATTACGCAACTGATGAAGGGGGCCGCATGAGCTTAGATGCCACTGTGTGGGCGTGGAGAGTAGAACTCCCCCAAATTAAAGGAGGTAGTAAGAAGCCAATGAAGCGCTTAGTACTACTTTCATTAGCGGATAGAGCTGGTGAAGACCATTGCTGCTATCCAAGTGTCTCACGACTATCTAAAGATACGGGTATGGACCGTAAAACGATTTTTAAAGTGATAGCAGAGTTAATCGAAGACGGTTTAATTGAGGATTCTGGCAAGCGTGAAGGGTCTACCAAACAGGTAATTGTTTATCGCTTAATCGGTGTTAAAGGCAGAGAAGAAACTGGCGAAATTAAAAGCAAACAGTACCAAAAACGGAACTCTTCAAAAGAGAGTGATAACAGTACCAAAAACGGAACAGTTCCAAAAAAGGAACAGTACCAATTTTCCGGGCAAAGAGTACCGTTTTTCCGTGGAAACAGTACCAAAAACGGTACACAGAATCTATCAATGAATCTTTCAATAGAATCTAAAAATAAAAAAACATGGCTTTGTTTTAAAAAACTTCGTGAAGAAATTTTACTTTCTGACAAATCTGTAGATTTTGATCAACTCGTAATGGAGTCATGGTACCACCGAGAACTTAGAGCTTTTGAACTCAACAATGCCTCAAAGAATCTTTGTGATGATCTTTTGATTTTCCATTTTGCTGATTGGTTACTGAATGCAAAAGCTAAATACGAACGCCGTAAAAAAGCATCACAACCAGCTAAATCTTTTTCTGGCGAACAAAACAATTCAACCGGTTTAAGTCAAAAGCAGATTGCTGTCTTCGCTGACAAGCTTTCTAAACATACTGAGTTTTCTAGCAAGTATGCCGAAGGTAACGAAAGCTATGAACAACTTGCAGCACGTATCGCAGTAAAACTCACCGATCCTGAACAACAGCAAAAATGGATGACTTACTTAATTCAGGTCGGCTTTCAACAGGGCAAAGGAGCGGCAGCATGAATAAAATCTTATTTGGTGATTGCCGTGCTCTAATGAATCAAATGATTGAACAAGGGCTAAAGGCTCAAACTTGTGTTACATCACCGCCTTATTTTGGTTTGCGTGATTACGGTGTAGATGGTCAATTAGGCTTGGAAAATACTGTAGATGAATATGTTCAAAACATGGTTGAAGTTTTTCGTTTAGTACGAGAGCTGCTGCATGACGATGGAACACTTTGGTTAAACCTTGGTGATAGTTATGCAGGTTCTGGCCGCGGCATGACTCGTACTGGGTTGAATGGCGGGAAAAATCCAAAAACAAAAGGTTTAGTTTTACCTAAACAAAATGCTGCTCAATCTAATTTGAAACCAAAAGATCTTATTGGCATTCCATGGAAAGTTGCTTTTGCACTACAAGCCGATGGTTGGTATTTGCGCCAAGATATTATCTGGCATAAACCGAACCCAATGCCTGAAAGTATTACTGACCGTTGTACCAAAGCACATGAGTATATTTTCTTATTCAGTAAATCACGTAGATATTATTTTGACCACGTAGCAATTAAAGAACCGGTTGCAGAAAGCTCAATCAAAAGACTTTCCCAAAATCTTGATCAACAACATGGCAGTACTCGTGCCGTGATGAAACATAACGGTCCAATGAAAGCCGTTTACTCGAGATCTTCACGCGATAGTTTTAAACGTGAAAACAGCAAGAGAGCTGCTGTTATTCCCAATCAAGCATACGGAACACACAGATCAGAAAGATCAGAAAGCAAGTATGACTTACTTACACGTAATAAGCGCAGTGTTTGGCAAGTTTCTACAAAGCCTTACAAAGGCGCTCATTTCGCAACATTCCCAATGGATCTAATCGAGCCGTGTGTATTAGCGGGATCTAATCGAGCCGTGTGTATTAGCGGGATCTAGAGTCGATGATGTTGTATTTGATCCGTTCATGGGATCCGGAACAACAGCAGCTGTAGCGCTTATGCATGAGCGTCAATATTTAGGATGTGAATTGAACCCTGATTATTACGAATTACAGCAAGAAAGATTATTAAAAATCATGGAGAAATCAGCATGAATAAATACGAGATTTTAGCGTGGGGTTTACTCATCTCATTTTTTACAGCTGCTATTAGCGGTGCGGTGGTTTTGTGGTGGTTTGCGCGAAAGGAAAATGACTTATGAAAGCAATCGAGTTTATTAAGGAACATGGAATCGAAAAGGCTCGATTTGTTATTGGATCTGCTGAAGTAGGTGGTGTTGTAACTCCAAAGATTTTGGACCTTAAAAAATTGGTTAAATCATTGGAATTAATAGAACAAATTGGTGGAGTTGAAGTTGCTAAAAGCAAAGTCTTTACTGCTAATTTTAATGGGTTCTTAATGATTTCTTTTCGAATAGAAAATAAACCATTTGAAATTTATGTGAAAAGAGTTGAAGAAGCTATAGCTGATCATGAAGCCGTCAATGGAAATGAGGTAGATCCTTTAATCAATTTAAAAACTGGCTTAACCAAGTTAAGAGATAAATTCTTAAACGATGCTCATGCATTAACGCTATTGGGTGATCTGGATAAGTCACGTGTCTATAACGGCATTGCAATTCAATTGGATCATTTATTAAAGGGCGGTGCTTGATGTCATCAATAAGCCTTGCTGAATATCGTGAACTATTTCCTAATCAGAAAAATAAAAAGCGCCGTTCAGCAAAGCAAGGTACTAGACAGCCGAGTGAAGGCGAGACGGTGTTAGCAACACACTTAAAAGCATGCAAGATCAGTTTTGAACAGGAATATAAATTCCATCCTATACGTAAATGGAGAGCAGATTTTTTTATAACAGGTACAAAGATTTTGGTTGAGGTTGAAGGCGGTATCTGGAGCGGAGGCCGCCACACAAGAGGTAAAGGCTATTTAGGAGACATGGAAAAATACAACGAAGCAGCAGCGATGGGTTATAAGGTTTTACGGTTCAGTACTGAGCAAGTTAAGTCAGGTTTGGCATTAAAAAAAATTGAGCAATTGGTGGGATGATTATGAATATGGCAGCGCAACAACACATTTTACAAGCGGTCAATTGGTCTAAATATAGTTTTGAAGAATGGTGCCGACAGCTAGGGGCATGGCTTAACGGCGATACTGAAACAATGGTCAAAATAGTTAAGACGATGCCTACTAAACGCATCACTCAACAGCAACGTGAAAAATTAATAGCTATGTATATGAGCGATGAAAATTTAAAAGATCGCTTATGTATACGCCGTAAAGGTACTTGCTGTGAGTTAAATGACAATGAGGCACGTGCAATCCATAGGTTGATTATTGATATTAAATTAATCGAAGACCATATTTTACAAGAATGGATCTCAGCAATTTGGTCACATCATGTTATGGGCAATTCATTACGCGATATTGCTCAAAGTAATGAAACTTCAGTTAATCAGATTAGACAGGATTTAAAGTGCGGCCTAGCATATATTAAAAGTCGTAACCCTCAATTTAAGTTTGAAACTTTTGAAAAAACCACTTGAGTGTGCGCACGGGGTATGGCATATTTGTGATAACTTGGCGATTTTTGAATTTAACGCCATTTAAAAGCCTCGCAAATGCGGGGTTTTGTCATTCTGGGGTGTTTATGGCTGACGATGATCAATTTGATAAAGAAGTTTATAAAACACTTTATGAGTTTCAATTAAAAGGGCTTGAAAGTGTAAAGGCATTACATGCAAAACATGAGGATAAAGCAGCTAAATATCTAACGTTTACATCAATAATTATTGCGGCTATGAGTATATTTTCAAAACAGTATTTGTTTGATGTTGAAAATAAATCTTTTATATTTTACTTAATTGTCGTTTTGATGGTTTTTGTTTTCTTGTCATTATCAAGTATCGCTAGAAATTTATTTCATGTACTTGAAGTTAGTAAGGTGGGGAAACTTGAAAATAATAAGGATATGGTCAATTACTTTACACAGAATGAGCTAACAACTATCTACTATTATCTTTCTATCGATATGGCTGGGGTTATTAAAACATATGAAGATAGAAATTCTATAAAAGTTAATTATTTGAATAAGGCTTTTAGAGAGATAAAATTCTGTGGATTAATGTTTGTGTTAACTGTACTATTGATTATAGTTGATATTTTGATCATTTAAGTTATATGGAAAAGATTCGATTTAATAAACCTGTACCTCCAGAGGTTGATAGACCCCCAATAGTTATTGAAGAAAGAAGTGATAAAAGTAAACTGGAGCATAAATAATATGAGTATAAGTGCATCTAAGCCGGTACCACCACCAGCTCCAACTCCACCAATCAAGATTATTGGCGACTCTATGCCAGAAAAACTAATAAAGAAACCAAGATAACCTTTTAAAAAAAGAGCTCGCCAAATGGTGGGCTTTTTGCATCTTAGGAGGATTAAATGCTTCGAATTATCGGGCAATAAACGCATGATGATCTTAAGAATGTATTGGAGTGATGATATGCTGTGGTTTTCTAATAAAGTGACTTCAAATGCCATCAATAAAAATTTCAAAAGGAAAGATTGTTAATCCTGTAGCTGACAAGCTAATACTTGTGGGTACAAATGAAGTAGAGATTCATTTAGAGTCTTTATCTGCTGTATCAGCGAAACAATCTATGTGTTTAATGTTTTTATCAAATCATTATTTGAAAAACAAAGATAATTATGGAGATCCTAGTGAGTTTATTAAGTATCTATCTTCTAACTTCACTCAGGTAGAAATAAACACCAACAAAGGCAGGATCATTGGATCAGAAATCAACACGAGATTTCTCAATAAACTTAAGAAACTTGCAGAATCTTTAATTTTGATTGATCTCTATGACAAAGGGAAAATCAAAATTTAATAATAATTTAGCCTACCTCAGGTTTTTTTAATACCTGAAATGGAAGCACGCGAGACGCGAAACCTACGTAAGGGATTTGATTCCAGTACTATTTCTTCACATGCTGAGTTAGTCCCAAAGTACTAATTTGTGGATGAGACCGTGACATTAGAATTGAATCACACCAAAGAAGATTGATAGCTAACTTTGAGAAGCTAGTAGTTTTGAGTAGCGGTAGACTACAGTACGGACAATGCTCTGATATTAATTTAAAATTAGCTGGACGTATTACGGCTCAAGAAACCCCGCAAAATATAGATTATTGTCGGGGTTTATTCTTTTATTAATTAGTTGATTTAGTTCTCGATAGTAAATAATTCACTATTGAGAACTAAGTATATGAAAAATAAAAATAATTTGATTTTTGGTTTTATGTTTAGTATGTTGGTAAATATTAATTAATTTTAGGTGAAAATATGACTTTATTTATTGGTGGTCACCATCATGGACAATTTTTGTCGAAAGACGAGTCACATTTGAAGTTAGAAAGTATTCCAAAGCAGTACGGACCAAGAACAGGTATGCAAAGGCCAACAGAGTCATACTTTAGAACCCAAGTAAGCTTCCAAGGAGAAGTGAAAACGTTTTATATAATTTCTGGTAAACAACCAATCGAAATGAGAGATGAAATACTTGAATTATGGGATCAAGTAAAATCAGACATATATGCTATCTAAATAGTTTAAGAAATTTTCTGCCTTTTTCGGTCGGTTGTCTTTTGTGCTATAGTCCAATCAGACTAAAACTGGAACAAAAAATGTTTATTTGTATTGGCGGTGATTTAGACGGTCAAGTGATCGAAAAAGAAGGCAGATTACTAAAAGCTTCTGATATTGATTCATCATTCAAAACAGAGTATTACAAACAGATTTATGGCCGTTCCAATACCTTTTATGAATTCTGGTTGCCAGTAGGTTCTGATCTTCATGAAATGTCTAAATTAGTATTAGATATCTTAAGAGCACCTAAAAATTAATTATAATATATATTGAAAATACATATTTTAATTTGTATTATCAGTATCAAATACTGCGCTGAAAGTTTTTTGTTTTTATAACCCGTTTCTTTTTGAAGCGGGTTTTTAATAATTTTCTTCTAACATAATTTATTTTTAGCCTATTTTTTGTACGAAATGTCGACTTTAATAAAGGATATAACTGATTAATACTTTGGTAGTAGATTAAGAATAAACAAAAAATATTCTATTTATATTAAAATATAGGAGTCTGAAGTTTAAGTTAAAATTATGTTACCAATTTCTAAATTTAATTTGTTAATAAATAAAACTCAGCCTACTCAGTTAGTTATGGATATAAAGGTAGGTGCAAAAGACTTATCTGGAAATAAAATAATTCAAGTACATGCAAAACACAATGAGTTTGCTATTTATGAGATTGAAACCTCAGATATAAACAATAAGCTGAGGGTATTAATAGACGGATATACAAATGCAAGTGAAAGAGAAATTCAAGATAGGTTTAATAAAGTTAAACAAAAGTATATTGAGGCGAATGGCTTGTTATCAAATACTCCAAAATTTGAAATGCTTAAAAGAAGAATCGCTCATACACTTTCCACTTGTTTAAACAGTAGTCATGTAGATGGTCAACTTGAGTTTACTAAACTTATTGAGACCATTCAGAAAGAACATCAAATACTTGTGATTCATAGAGCTATTTATATTTTACCTGCTCTTATTTTTGTACTGATGAGTGGGCTATTTACTTTCTTTTTTTTAGGTGACTTTAAAAAGGATCTTTCAACTATTAATACTGATCATTATTTAGCATGTATGCTTTTAGCCGTATCTTCAGGAGCGTGTATAAGTATTTTAATGAATACTACAAAACTAAATTTTGAAGAATACTCCTTAAAGAAATATTATTTTATGCTTGGATTCGAGAGAGTATTATTTTCAATTGTGGCTGGTACTGCTGCAATGATTTTTATACAAGCGGGATTGCTTTTTCCATCGTTCACTACTACATCAATTAGTGGAACTATGGTAGTAATTCTGTTAGCTGGATTTTCAGAATCTTTAATTCCGAGTGTTTTAAGTAAAATAGAAACGAAGGATAAGCTAATTTCATAATTATCTCATGCTATTAATTTAATTTTTCTAATGATAAAACCTCATAAAACTATGAGGTTTTTTATTGGGTGAAATAAATGAATTCTAATGAGTACTTTTGGCTCACAAGAAAAAAAGAACCTAAAACCAAACCCAAATCCAGACCACTTCCTAAGGCTAAGGAAAAATATCTCGAGGCCGAAGAGACTTTATTTCAAGAACTAGAAGAGCATCGAATTGGCTATCGAAGAAAATTTCAATTTGATTCAACTAAAAATTGGCGATTCGATTTTTATATTGTGAAGTTGAATCTTCTTATAGAAATTGCAGGTAGTCCATGGTCTGTAGGTAGAGGCGGAAGGAAGATCGCAAATTCATTTTGTAAGTATGATCTAGTTCTAGATCGGGGTTATGTATTTGAGCGTCTTGAACCTCATCAAATTGAATCAGGTTATGCAATCAACTGGATTAAAAGCGAATTAACGAGAATTGAAGATGGAACAAATCAGACCATTTCCTCCAACTGATTTTATTGACCAAGCAGATGAAGAGGAAGCAATTCGTATAATTCCAGCACCGGATTTAAAGAAGTGGGTTATTTCTAATTATTTAAAAATTGGTGGACCTCTTCATAACCCGGATCATGATCATATTGCTGAGCTGCTTCATGACAATGAGGAGTTCTTAGCATTTGCTTGGGCTTCAACTGCGTTTAAAAGTAAACAGGCTATGGTTTTAGGCCAATGTGAAAAAGTTATGTTTAATGTTGGTGGCTGGAAGAAAGCACGCCAGGAACAACAAATGCGTGATTGGTTCGGAGCTGTTCCAACATACTTAATAACGGTCGATGCTTCTTTTTGCGAGCGGGCCAATGATACCGAATTCTGCTATTTGATTGAGCATGAGTTGTATCACATTGGCGTTATGAAAGATGAAGATGGCGAGATCCTTTATAGCGACAATACGGGCTTACCTAAGCACTATCTTGCTGGTCACGATGTTGAAGAGTTTATTGGTGTAGTTAAACGTTATGGACCAAGCAAGAACGTTAAGCGGCTTATTGAAGTCGCCAAGAATCCGCCGTTTGTTTCGGATCTAGATATATCAAGATGCTGCGGAAACTGTGTAATCAACTGAGCCTTGCGGCTCTTTTTTTTGACCTGTTTGCTGTACGTAGCTGTACGAAGGGGAATTTATGGCAGCACTAAAAGAGCCTGTGAAAATATATATTGTTCAAGCTCTTGCATGCCGTGATACCCCTCAAGAAGTGGTTGAGCAGGTCAAGCAAGAGTTTGGTGTTGATATTAGTCGTAGCCAATGCGAATGCTATGACCCAACGAAATATTCGGGCAGAAACTTAAGCAAAAAATTTGTTGAGCTTTTTGAATCGACTAGAGAGAAATTTGATGAAGGCTTAATTGATATTCCAATTGCCAATAAGTACTACCGTCTAAAGCAATACCAAAGACAGCTTGATAGAACTAGAAATGTTAAAACAGCACTAAAAATTCTAGAACAAGCTGCAAAAGATATTGGTGGACAATTTACCAATCGCCAAGAAATAACAGGCAAAGACGGCGGACCAGTCCAAACTGTTAATTCAGATGTGCCTGTTCCAATGGAAGAGTATTTAAAAGCGCGGAGGGAGGTCTTAGATGAGTACTGATGCGGCTCGGGATAAAGCCATCCGGATCGAGGCGCAAGAAGATTTATACTTCTTCACAAGGTACATGTTTAAGGAGCGCCGTGGTTATAAATGGATGCATAACTGGCACCATTTAGAACTCTGTGAGGCTTTAATGAAAGTCTATCGCGGAGAAACCAAGAGGTTAGTTATTAATTTGCCGCCTCGTTATTCTAAAACTGAGATTGTCGTAATTAATTTTATGGCATGGTGTTACGGTAAAAAGCCTGATTCTGAATTTATTCATATCAGTTATTCCGCAATGTTGGCAGCTAATAATGCATTCCAAATTAGAGGCCTTGTGCAAGAGGAATCCTATAAGAAAGTCTTTCCTGATTTTGCTTTGAGAGATGATAGTAAGGCAAAAGACTTCTGGCGCACATCTGAGGGCGGTGTCTGCTATGCGACTGGTACTGGCGGTACCATTACAGGGTTCGGAGCAGGAAAACTAAGAGACGACTTTGGTGGCTGTATCATTATTGATGATCCACATAAAGCACATGAAGCATCTTCTAAAACAATTCGAGAAGGTGTGATTGACTGGTTCCAGAACACACTCGAGTCACGTACAAACTCACCTGAAACGCCGATTATCGTCATTATGCAACGTTTGCACGAAGATGATTTAGCGGGCTGGTTGTTAGGTGATAGAAAAGATGGTGTACCTGTTGCTGGTGGTAACGGCGAAGTGTGGGAGCATCTTTGTCTTTCAGCTATTCAAGAAGATGGATCTGCTTTATGGCCAGCAAAACACAATATCCAAAAATTAAAACAAATGGAGCAAGCTGCGCCTTATGTTTTTGCTGGTCAGTACCGACAAATGCCTTCACCGCCAGCAGGCGGTTTTTTTAAGCCTGACAATATTGAAATTATAGATGCTTTGCCTGCGGATGTAGTGAAGCAGGTACGAGCGTGGGACTTTGGTGCAACTGAGAATGAAGGTGACTTTACGGCAGGTGTTAGGGAGGCTTTGGGCGCAGATGGCTTTACCTATATTGTCGATGTGACCAAAGGGCAACTTGGTCCAGACAACGTTAATAAGCGGTTAAAGCAAACTACTGAGTTGGACGGCAAAAACGTCACTGTTCGTCTACCTCAGGATCCTGGTCAAGCGGGTAAATCGCAAGCTAATGCTTTTGTGAAACTGCTAGCTGGTTATAGCGTAATTGCTAAGCCGATATCAGGTGACAAGCTAACAAGGGCACAACCTTTTGCAGCTCAAGTAAATGTTGGGAATGTTCGTATGCTTAAAGGCGAATGGAATAAAGCCTTCTTAGATGAGCTTCGCCACTTTCCGAACGGTACTCATGACGACCAGGTTGATGCTGGTTCTGATGCTTTTAATGAATTACACGAAGGCTTTGAAGTCTTCTTCGCAGATATGGGGTTTTCTCGATGAGTGACGTAACTTTTAAACATCCTGAATATGTTAAAAACTTGCCATACTGGCAAAAACTGGATGATGTTTGTGAGGGTGAGGATGCAGTTAAGGCTAAAGGTGAAAAGTATTTACCAAAGCCAAATGCGCATGACAAAACGCCAGCAAACAAAAGTGCTTACTTAGCTTATTTGATACGTGCTGTGTTTTATGAAGTTACAGGTACTACGTCAAATAGTTTAGTCGGTGCTGCATTTGCCACAGATCCAAGCTTTAAGTTTCCATCCCAGCTCGCTCATTTAGAACGTAATGCAAACGGTGCAGGCTTAAGCGCTTATCAATTGGCACAAACGGGTATTCGACACTTATTAAAGCATTACAGATGCGCCCTATATGTTGACTACCCAGCAGTTACACCGGCACGAAATCTTGCAGAGTTTAAACAGCAAAAAGCCTATCCGATGACTCACTTATTGAATGCCATTGATGTAATCAATTGGGATTCAATGATGATTGATAACCAGAAAAAGCTTTGCTTGGTAGTCATCCGTGAATTTACTTCTGAACGTGGGAATGATGGCTTTAGTAAAACAGACGTGGAGCAATACCGGGTTCTTCGTTTAGAACCTGATAGTGAAGGAAATTACATCTATACAGTTCAGGTTTACACCAAAGGGGATAAAGGTACTTGGGTGGGGGGAGAAAAGAAGTCACCAACTGATTATAACGGTGATACCTGGTCATATATTCCTTTCACTTTTGTGGGGGCTATTGACAACTCCGAAGAGATTAGGAAGCCTCCATTGCTCCCATTAGCTAATCTTAATTTGGCTCATTACCGAGACAGTGCGGACTTTCAAGAGTCCGTTTTTTATATGGGCCAACCGCAGTTTTATGCAAAGGGAGTCAATTGGGCTTGGTACGACGAGGCCAAAAAGCGTGGCATTTATATCGGTGCAAAAGTTCTATTACCTTTACCTGAAAACGGTGATTTGGGGATTGTACAAGCAGATCCAAATACCTTAGCTCGGGAAGCTATGAAGGATAAATGGGAACAGATGAAAGAGATGGGTGCGCGCTTAATTGAAAAAGGTTCAGCGGCCAAAAAGACTGCTACTGAATCTAACAGTGATGACGCCGTGCAGCATTCCGTTCTTTCACTTTGTGTTGTGAATATGAATGAAGCTTTTTCTATGGCTTTAAGATGGGCAGCTAAGTTTGTAACGCCTAATGTCGATGTTCTGACTAAAGATGAACTGGTGTTCGAAATCAGTCAGGAATTTAACAAACAAGGTTATCAAGCAGAACTAGCTCGACAATTATATGAGGCAGCTTTACAAGGCCGTTCTTCATTTAAATCTTGGTGGGAATATAACCAGACTGGAATGTTCCCAAAACAAAAGTATAAAGAAGAGCTGGTCAATGTCGAAGGTGAAAAAGACGGGACCGTGAATCTATAGGTAGGGTGATATGGCTAAAGATAATAAAAATCTTTTGGAGGTACTCACTCAACACCAGGCTTATCTTTATCGTACTTCTTCGCAATCAGTAAATGAATTATTAGGTTTATTCAATGATGATACGAACGCAATGCTTTCAAAGCTTCGTGATTTATTGGATGAACTTAGTCATTCAGAAAAGATTGCTTTAGCTGGAGGGAAATACACAACCTCAAACCTTAGGGAAATAAGAGATTTAATTTCTCAATGGTTTAGTAGTGTTAATACAAGCCTACCTGAAGTTTTCGCAGTTTCAGCTACTGCGATGGCGGTTTATGAAGCTAACTACATAGCAAAATTATACGGCGCAAAGATAATTAAGCCTGATGGTGAAAAGCTGTTCTCAGCAGCTAAAAAAGTTCCCTTGGCTGGTGGTGCTCTTGTTGATGATCTTTTATCAAGAATCGCTGAAAGTACTCGCCAGAAAGTTGAATACGCGATTCGTGATGGGATTAGCACAGGTAAAACAAACCAAGAAATTATCCAGCGTATTCGTGGTACCAAACGCCTTAATTTTGAAGATGGTCTATTAAACAGCACTAAATCTGATATTGATCGGACTGTTCGGACTATAAGAAGCCATGTAGCTAATCAAGCCTATCTAGATAGCTATAAGAAGATTGGCTTTGAATATGTCCGATTTGTTAGTGTTTTAGATGGTAGGACTTCAAAGCTATGTGCGTCTCTTGATGGCTCAATTTGGGAAATAAACGACCCCTCCAAACGTGTACCACCTTTGCATCCACATTGTCGCAGCATTCTGGTACCAGTTGATAAAGAAGGTCGATTAGTTGGAGAGCGTCCATTTGTGATGGATGAACGACCAGTGAAAGACATCCCGAAAGATGAACGCCGCCAATTAATAGGGCAATTGGATGCAAACACCACATTCAAAGAATTCTTTAAGAAAACAGATGATTTCTTTCAAAAGGAGTGGCTAGGGCCAAAGAGGTACAAGCTTTATAAAGAAGGAAAGTTTGATTTTGATAAGTTTTTTGACCCTGATGGGCGGTTATACACTTTAGACCACCTTCGAAAATTGGACGAGTAGACTTAAGGAGTTGGGATTATGAAACAGGTAACTATGACTCAAGCACAATATTTCCTAAGTACAAATCTTATTTTAGTGCCATTTGTCCGGAAGTTGATTCCAAGATATATGGCTATATTCGGACTAAGCTTTAAATATCATAAAGCCTACTGCCATATTTGAAGTCTTTTTAAACAGTAGCATTATGTAATGGTTCGGCTAATATAGAACCATAAAATTTAAAATTATGGTTGAGAAAGTATGAGCGATATAAATAATGAAATTCTTGCTGAGTCAATTGAATTATTTATGAGAGGAAGAGGAGGAAAGTTCACTCGGGATGAGATGAATGTACTTCTTGAAAATGCCCCTTTAATTGCTTGTGAAGTAGCCAAAAAATTCAATTTAACCACTGCTCAATTTAGAGAATACATTGGTGATGGATTAGAGCTTAAATTTCTAACTGGCGTAATTGTTGAAGGATCAGCACATAAGCTTGTAGCTGAGTTTTCAGTAAGTCGCCATAAAGCTTTTGCAAAAAGTTAAATCGCCAAAGTAAAACTTAATTGTTAACCATAGCACCTTCGGGTGCTTTTTTTTGTGAGAAGAAAATGACCGAAGACGTAACAGAGCAAGAGTTAGATGCAGAAATTGGTGAACGTATTGCTCGAGGTAATGCAGAAAAGCATGCTGAAAATAAGCTTTGGGAACTAGAAGGCTACCGTTTATTTGCTTCGAACTTTTAAATTATTAAATTGAATTAAAGCGTCCTAAGGGGCGCTTTTTTATTGCCTGCCGAAAGTGGATGCAGACGGCGAACCCGGGTGGATGCCCATTTTGAAATTATAGGTTGGATGACCAATGAAACTTAAAACAGTAACGATCGACGGTAAGGTTTATGCGGAAGTAGAGGGTGATAAGCCTATCTATGTTCATGATGATGGTAAAGATATGCCACATGATGCCGTTCACTCAGTAGCGACTATTGCGCGCTTAAACAATGAAGCAAAAACGAATCGTGAAGCTAAAGAGGCGGCGGAAAAAGCCCTAAAAGCTTTTGAAGGAATCGAAGACCCTACAGCAGCTAAGAAAGCAATTCAGACAATACAAAATCTTGACGATAAAAAGCTGGTGGATGCTGGTGAAGTTGAGAAAGTGAAAGCTGAAGCAATCAAGGCAGTTGAAGAAAAATATGCTCCTATTGTTCAGCAGCGTGATGCTCTAGAAGCTCAATTGCATGGTGAGCTTATTGGTGGTGGTTTTGCTCGTTCTAAGTACATTCAAGACAACATTGCAGTTCCAGTTGATATGGTTCAAGCGACCTTTGGTCAGCACTTCAAAATCGAAGAAGGCAAAGTGGTTGCCTACGACCAAAAAGGCGAAAAGATTTATTCCCGTGTCCGCCCAGGTGAACTTGCAAATGTTGATGAAGCTTTAGAGTCCTTGGTTGGTGGATACCAGCATAAAGACTTAATTCTTAAAGGTGGTAAAGGGAATGGTGGTGGTTTCCAAAGTGGGGGCAAAGGTGGAGCGCCTGCAGGTATGAAGCGTAGCGAGATGTCAGTATCTCAAAGAGCTGAATACATCAAAGAACATGGCCAAGATTCATTCCTAAAACTACCAAACTAATTATTAAACATTTGGAGATAAGTCGTTATGACTACAACAGTTAACTCAGACATGATCATCTACAACCAATTGGCACAAACTGCTTATTTAGAGCGTTTGCAAGACAATTTGAATGTCTTTAACCAAGCTTCAAACGGCGCAATTATCTACCGTAACGAAATTATTGAAGGTGATTTCAATAAAGAAGCATTCTACAAAGTGGGCGGTAGCATCAAACATCGTGATGTGAATTCAACGGCCAAAGTGGTTCCTGAGAAAATTGGTTCTGGTGAGTCTGTAGGTGTGAAAGTCCCATATAAATATGGTCCTTATGCTTCTACTGAAGAAGCATTTAAGCGCCGTGCTCGTACACCTGAAGAGTTTGCAATGATTCTTGGCTATGATTTGGCTGATGCTTTAGTTGCAGGGCGTTTACAGTACAGCTTGGCTTCATTAAAAGCAGCGATTACAAGCAATCCTGAAATGGTTGCAAAAGGCAGTATCGCAGTAGATGGTCGTAAAGCTTTAACCAAAGGGATGCGTAAGTTTGGCGATAAGTTTGGCCGTATTAGTTTGTGGGTAATGAACTCAGACACCTATTTCGATATTGTTGATGATGCAATTACTAAGCAGATTTACGGTGAATCTGAAATCGTTATCTATGGAGGTTTACCTGGTACTTTAGGTAAGCCTGTACTGGTTACTGATGCCGTAGGTGATGATGATGCATTTGGTTTGCAAGTGGGAGCTGTTACTGTTACCGAATCACAAGTACCAGGCTTCCGCGCTTACGACATTAATGATGAAGAAAACTTAGGAATTGGTATGCGTGCTGAAGGTACCTTTAACATGGATCTTCTTGGTTATAGCTGGGATACAACCAAAGGTATTAATCCTGATCTTTCTTTACTGGGTTCAAGTGCAAACTGGCTGAAACATGCGACCAGCAACAAAATGACGGCTGGTACATTGTTAGATTTGTCTGGTACTCCTTAATACTTTAAACATCTAATTTTATTGGAGGGCTATTAAGCCCTCTTTTTTATTATTAAGAGTAAAGCATCATGAAATTAATCTATACACGTGTTGCCGCAGCAGCAGCTTTAGAAGTCGGGACTGTTGCAAACCCTGACTATTATGAATATCCAAATCGTAGTGCTGAAGAAGTAATCATTTATGGTGACTATCCAAAAATCCAAAATGACTATGAAGCTTTGGATATTCCAGTTGAAGTTCGCAAATTGGAAGAATCTGCAAAAACGAATTTGGCCACAGTAAATGTTGCAGTGGGAATTACCCCTGAGCTGCAAGAGGTCATTGATGAGACAAAAGCTGAGTGCCTTAAAGTTACGGAAGAAAACACTCGGCTTAAGCAGCAAGTTGAAATCTTAGAAAAAGGTGCTGGCAATTATTCAGAACTGCTATCGAAAAATTCACGCCTAAAAGATGATGTTGTTTTAGCTAACAATGCCGTTAAAACTGCTGAAGAACAAACTGAAGTTGTGAAAGCTGAATTCGAAGCTTTTAAAAATGATGTTGCTGCTATGCAAGCGCGTATTGCTGAATTGGAAGCTGGAAAAGCGGCAGAAAATCAAGCAATAGACACGTCGACAAATGATTTTGAAAGTTGGTCTAACGAACAATTAAAAGAATATTTGGCAAGTAAAGACATTGGCTATAAACCAACTGCAACAAAACCAGAACTACTTAAGCTAATCCCAAAGGAATAATGAAATGAGCTTTATTACTGTAGATGACGCAAATTCAATTTTGGGCAGCGATTTTGCACCAGACAGTGATAAAGCTCGTCTGGTTCAACTTGCAAATGTTTGGATGAAAAAGCGAATTGGATTTGTGCCGGATCCTATAGATTCACTTCTTAAAGATGCTGCTTGTGAAATTATTAAAGGTATTCTGGCCAAAGTAATTTATAACGGCAAAGAGCAGCTGCTTAAAAGAAAGAAAATTAAAGCTGATTCAGTCGAATCTGAAAAAGAGTATCAAGAAGGTACTGAAGCGATTTCTAGCTTTGAACAGATAGCAATTGATTATATTGATTCGCTTGATTTGAAAGATCCTGATGCAAGTTTTAACGGCTTCGGCATTCCACTTTACAGGGCATAAATAATGGGCTTAAGAGATGAGCTACAGGCAGAAATTGCTGAAGCATTTAATGAAGATTTATCAGACGCCGTTCATACATTCACATGTGAGCGGATTTCTAAAAAGAATTGGGATCCTAAGACAGAAACTCATGTTGAAGTAAAAGAAAATTATTCTGGCCGTGGTGTTCTGTTTGGCTCATATAGTCAATATGAAATACAAACGCTTGGAGTTCTGGCCACAGATAAGAAAGCGACCGTACTTCAAAATGAAGTGACAATGGTGCCCATTATGGAAGATGAGTGGGTTACACCTTTAGGTACTTTTCGCGTCAAACACATTCAACAGGATCCCGCTGCAACTATTTGGAAATGTCAGTTGAGGAAGGTTTAGATTTATTAGCAACTTAATATATACTCCACTTAAAATAAAATGGGGTGTAATTGATGTGCAGAAAGAACAAATTAATGGTCAAATAATTGAGTTAAAACTTTCCGTTCATGATGCTTTAATGGAAAAGGGTTTTAGTCTCACTATCAAACCTGATTACAATTTAACTGAAGCAGAATTTAAAGATTTAAAGAGTCCATCAAGAAGTTGGGATTTCTTAAGTACAGGGCTTTTTATGTTTGGAATAGGTTTACTTTTAACTTGTTTGAGTCGCTTTCTAGCGCAAAATTTTTTATCTTCTTCAAAAGTAGAACCTTATGAGTGGATATGTGGACTCATTTCTTTAATTCTTGCAGGTATCGCTTGGGGAATAGGTTTAATTGTTTCAAATCCCAAAAAAGAGGTTATGAAAAGAATAGAAGATCATTTTTCTACACATGTACCTTTTCAACAGTTTGTAAGTAAGAGAGATAAATAATGTTTACATTTAATAATTTACCAGATAATTATTTACCTCTTGAGCAATTAACTATCTGTAGTAATACAATAATTGGTGGTGGATTCCCATTTTCATTAGGTGAGGGGCTGCCAATTATTATTGGAGGAGGTAATAATCCAAATGTTTGGATTCAAGGATTAACAAATAGACATACAAAAAATCTAACATTAATTGTTGAAGAAAATATTTCTAAAGCTAAAGAAATATCAGTAGTTAAACCAACTAACGGTGTTATTGAAGTTTATTACAAAAGCACTTTTAAAATTTTGCGTGTAAAAAGCAATAGTGAAAGATCAGCTACAATTTCTCATTTAGATTTAAGACCGATTGGATTAAATATTACTGGGACTCCTCTTAATTTAAATATTGGGGGATCAAGTTTTTCAAATAATACCGTGAAAGGTACCAATGTTTTTGTTGGGCTTGGATAATTCTAAGAATGATAATTACACCTGCTTCGGCGGGTTTTTTTATGGGCGCAAATTAGGAGTTTAAATGATAAGTACAAATTATGTTCCTTTATGGCATATTTCTCCATTCCAACATGTTCAATACACATTAGCTCGAAATCAAATTCACATGGATCTGTTATTTGAAAACATGAATCATGTGGACGAGTTCCTTTCCATAGAAGGCGTAGCGGCACAAGTTGATTTTTACTCTGACGGTGCTTATGCAGTTGTTCAGTTGGGTGATACTTCAGAAAGAAAATTGATAGAGATCTATGGCTTGCTTTTACATGAAGCTGTTCATGTTTGGCAGAAGGTTAAGAAGCTTATGGGAGAAAAAGAGCCTAGTTCAGAATTTGAAGCTTATTCAATTCAAGCGATCGCACAAGACCTTTTTAAAATGTATGAAGAAAGCGAGGTAAATGATGGGATGGAAGGGGAAAAAGCCAACTGAATTTAGTTTTGAAGTGGAGAAACAGGCAGATGAGCATGTAAAGAAAATCACTATGGATACAGTGCAATCACTTGTCGTTTCAAGTCCCGTTGATACTGGCGCATATCGTGCTTCTCATATTGTTTCGATTGGATCTGGTGATTATGGCGTGCGTGGACCTGAAACAAACGCCGTGCAAGATGCAGCTATTCAAGCAGTTAAGTTTAAACTGGGTAATTTGATCTACATTCAAAATAACCAGCCTTATGCTGAGCGCTTAGAAAATGGTTGGTCCGATCAAGCACCACTAGGTATTTACAGCACAACATTCACTTATATAACTCAAAAGTACGGTGGTTAGGATTGTGGTGTCGCTTAACGATTGCAGGTGGCCCAAGTTTTATTTCAGGCATTGCTGATAATCCTTGCACACGACGTAGCGGTAATATCATGATTCAATGCTTCGATCGACTGCATATAGGAGAAAAAGCTTTAACGATTCTTAGTGATGCTTTATTGGCACATTTTGAATATTTCTCTTTTGATGATTTGGAATGTTTGAACGGCCAATATATTAATGCGGGTAAAGATGCTGACTTTGTTCAGTATAATGTAACGATTGGCTATAAGGTGAATTAATATACGTATGAAATTTCTAAAACTAATTCCACTTATTTTTCTGTTCTTTACTTTTAATGTCAAAGCAGAAGTCGTAAGAGACGATAATTGCAATACGATTGGTGATATGGCATTTATCTTGATGACTCAACGTCAATCAGGACTTTCTAAAGAAGAAGTTATTAAAGATTTACCATTTGATAAGCTTACAAAGAATGAGAAAAAGATTATTGATAATCTCATTGGAACCATTTACAAAACTCCGGTTAAGGGTGAATTAAATACGTATGAATCCTTAGAAAAGTTTTCGGAAATTGAAAGAGAGCGTTGCAAAAAGCTAATCCAAGAGAAAATTTAAACTCAAACTATATTTAATTTAAACCGTCTAATGGCGGTTTTATAGTTTTACTCTCTACCACCTCATCGGTGGTTTTTTTATGTCTATAGGAATCACTTATGAGCAATTTTGTTTTTAAGCGTGGTGACACATTCAACTTAAACTTGCAGCTGGTTGATATGGATGAAACTTTACCCTATCCACCCGATGATGTACGCCGTGCTATCGATCTGACAGGCTACACGTTTACATCACAAGTAAAGACCTTGGACGGTGTAGCTGTAGCAACGATGACTTGTACCCCGTTAAATCAAAGTACCCAAAAAGGTTGGTTGAATGTGGCATCAAGTAGTAGCACTGCAACTTGGGCTTTGGGGCTAGTTCAAATGGATATTAAAGGAACAGTAGGCGGGGTAACTCAACACACTGAGACTTTAACTTTCCAAGTTATTGATGGGGTGACCGCATAATGGCTAATCTTGTTTTTAAATACAGCTGGAGTCATGGACCTTATCCATTGAACTCAGCGCAAGGAAAGCGGCAATTCATGCTGCCTTTCGCTTCGGGTATTCCAAATCTAGCGCCAGCTTTTTCTCAAATTCATGACATTCCAACAACAAACCCTGCATCCAGATTGATTGGTATTCAGCCAGGTAATGTTATGGAGGTGGGTGCTTATGGCTTGGGCCTCACAGCAACCAATCCAGTGAGTTTTAAGAATCTAACTACTGAAGAAGCGAGTAAAGTTAAGTCAGGTTTCTACTCGGATAATGATCATATCGGTGAATTTATTGTTATTAGTGGAAATTCTGGCCAAAAGTTGCTTTTGGGTGGATCTCCTTATAATAACGGTATCCCTTGTTATCAATCTATTGGGTTATTTGAACCAACTCGCAAAGATTTCGCAACAGCTCCAATTCATACATTCAAGACGACACAGAACACTACAATTGACGCAAACGGCTTTATTAAAGCAGCTTCTCCTATTGCCAAATTATTTGCATATAAAATTGAGTTGAATGATGATGCAGCCAAGCAACCACTTGAATATGAAAAATTAGGTACTGGTGATTACTTGTTAAAAGGCTCTTTAGGCTTTGCGCAAGAAGGCTGGTATATAGAAGTACCAAAGGATGCGAATGGGAACACAGTCGTAGCAGTTGAATACTCAATGTTGGAAAATGGTGATCTTTCAATCAAGACCTACAAACGTAAGTTTGATTTTGAGCTTGCCTCAGTTGTAGCAGATCATGAAAATCCTATGGATATTCCAGAGGGGCGCTGGATTGATATCCGCCTACATGAAGAACCACTGGTTATTTCTAATACGCCTGTAAATTTTCAGCCTACCAATTTATCACAGGCAGTGTCCGCAGCATTAGAGGGCATAGAACCACCTGAAGCATCAGACACAGATGAAACAATTTAACAACCCGCTAACTCAGCGGGTTTTTTAATGCCTAAATTTTGGAGAACTATAAATGAGTTCAGGCGCAAAAATTCGATTATATGCTTGTGAAGAAGCAGTATTAGGAACTACTCCGGCTAATCCAATCTGGTATACAGTTCGCCGTGTTACTGATAGTTTGACTGAAAATGTCACTACTGAAGATAGCAGTGAAGTGGTTGATTCACGTTTTCGACAAGGTAGCGTTGTAACGGAAGCTGAAGTAACCGGTCAGTTAGAGTTTGAGTTATCGCTAGGTACCTTCGATTTATTCTTAAATGTTTTAGCTTTCAATAACTGGGCTGCAAATGCTTTAAGTTTTGGCGGTGGAATTCGAAAATCTTTGACTCTAGTTAAGGTGTTCGAAGATATTGGCCAAGTCTTTATTTATCGCGGTATTCAAGTGAATACGGGTGAAATGACTATCCAGACAACAGGTAAGATCACTGGCAACTTTGGTCTTGTAGGCAGCTCATTCACAAGACAACAAGTAAATCCGGTTATCAATCCTATTCCAGCATCAACACGCCCTCTAGTGAGTATGCCAAATGTGGAAAAGTTACTGATTAATGGTCAGTCGATTCAGGGTAAAGCTTGTCTGCAGACGCTCACCATTAACTTTAATAACAATCTTGAAGCTATTCGCTGTATTGGCTCAGGCTCGTACACACCAGAGTTTTATTTAGAGAAAATGATGGATATTGGCGTAAATGCTAACTTTATGTTCTCGGCAACATCGGCAGCTTGGATTGATGCAATTAAAACGCGAGATATCTTCACACTGACTTTTGATATCACAGACAGTAAAGGGAGTAAGTATTCATTGAACTTCCCTCAGCTAGAAGTCAAAGAGGCCAATCATCCTGATGGCGGCGGTGATGACATCATTACAGTAGATATTAACTTTGCTCAGGTGCGTACAAGTCCAACGATTATTCGAGCACTTATCTAATTCAAATCATTAATTCTAAAGCTCATGGATTCCCATGGGCTTTTTTATTTTCTAAATTTAAGAGGTTGCTATGGCTTTAAAAGTTGGCATTATTCAAAGTTCTGAAGTATCTAAATGGTGTGAGTTTAAAGATACAGATGGTCAGGTTCAGGCAGAGTTCAAAGTGCGTGGTATCGCCTATAAGCCCTTTCAGGTAGCCATTGAACGAGCGGGTAATCAAATCTCGTCTAAAGGCTATGATGTGATGGTAAACGATCCATCGGCTAAGCCTTATCATGAGCTCTTAATGGATGCATGTGCAGCACATTTAATTGAAGATTGGAAAGGTATCGTCTTTGCTCAAGTAGTCGATGGAAAGACGATTGAAACTGAAATGCCTTATACACCTGAGAATGCTTCAAAGCTACTTAACCTTGGTGATATTGGTATTTCAATTTGGTTATTCATTAAAAAGCAGGCACAAAAGATTCAGGAAGTAGCCGACAAGGACAAGGCGACGATTTTGGGAAAGTCATCGAGCTCTACAAGTACCAAAAGACCTATGCGTCAAAAACGCCGCACGAAATCGAACAAATCAAGTTCTTAGGTGGACATATTCCAGAGCCACCAGAATATTCTTATACGGCCGACTCAATTCTTGCAGCATTTAGCACGATTATTAGATCTAGGCGATATGAGCAAAGTGTGCCTTTATGCTTAGATCAGCAGGCAATCAATGTATATGCTGAGCATAATGATTTACCTGTTGATGCTCATATCTTTAATGACTGTATCTTTGCTTTAGATAATTTATTTATTGATGAAGCCCTTAAGAAAATAAACTCTAAATATCTCAAAAAATAACTCTAGAGGTATTTATTTAAAATAACTCTAGAGTTATAATTATCTCAACAAGTTAAAAAGGGAATGGTGTGAAAAGTCTGGATTTAATCAAAATGATTGAAGCAGACGGTTGGTATGAGGTTAGGGTTACAGGAAGTCATCATCACTTCAAACACCCAACCAAAAAGGGGCTAGTAACAATCCCACATCCTAAAAAGGATTTACCAAACGGAACTGTTAAAAGCATTTTGAAGCAAGCGGGTCTAAATTGACCCGCTATTTCCCGACTTTAAATACTATATCCCTTACAACTAATCATAACGCAGTGGGCGATATGTTTATGCCAAGGGCATGGAGTGTTGAGATGTTATATCCAATTGCAATTGAACGAGGATCAGATACCGAGGCATTTGGTGTCAATGTTCCTGATATTCCAGGTTGTTTTAGTGCAGGTGATACACTTGAAGAAGCTATTGAGAATGTCAAAGAAGCTATTTCAGGTCATTTAGAAATCTTGGCTGAAGATGGTGAAGAGATTCCATTAGCTTCAGAACTAGTAAAATTTATTGATGATCCTGAATTTGAAGGAATGATCTGGGCCGTTACCGAAGTTGATGTTAGTCGTTATCTAGGTAAACCAGAAAAAATCAATGTAACTTTGCCAAGCCGATTAATTCGGAAGATTGATGACAATGTAGGTAAAGATAAAAGATTTAAAACTCGATCTGCTTTTTTAGCTGCAGGTGCTGAGAAACTTTTACATGCTTAGCCTGATTTAAAAGACCACCTTCGGGTGGTTTTTTAACATCTATCTTTTTATAATCTATTGTTTTGTGTAAGATGTGACTTGTAAATAATTAATTTTAATAACTTTATATTTGATGGGGGAAAGTATGTTAGAAAAACTTACAGATAAGTTGTGGGCATTAAATGATGTCTTTGAAGAATATCCAAGAGTTTTTAACTTAACGAGATTTTATATAGTTTTAATGATTGTGATTATGTGTATTTATTTGCCTTCATTGAAATGGTTAGTGAATTTAGAACTTCTTTCAAATTATCCTTTCCGTGAAATAATAATAAGTAACTTTATAATTCTCTGTTGGGGAGTTGTTGTTTTACCATTAGTTATAGCTTTATTTGGATTTTTTGATGTAATTGGGCTGCATGATCGTCTAAAAAAGAGAAAGTACGGCAGATGAGAAATTCAACTTTTTTATTTTCTTGTTTGGTGATCTCTTTAACTTTAGTTAGCTGTACTAAACAAGTGGAAAATAAGTCACTTCCACCTTCAGTTGAAGCGCAATTCATGAGTTCAGATCAGGAAATAGGGAAGATGCTGGATGATCTAAATAATCAGAATGTACCACTTCAACGTAAGCGGGAGATATTGTGCATCACTTACCCTGAAGTCTACAAAAAACAGTACATGCCAGCTCTACTAAAACTATCACCGAATTACTACACTGAGGAGATTCTATTAAGAGATTTTGAAGCTGTGATTAGCTTCTATAAAAAAGCTTTTACTGTTAATTGTGGGTAAAATTGATTTATTAATAAAAAATACTAGAGGTGGTAATTTTTATTGCCTCATAACTATGCGATTGTTAAATTAATACAGTTTAAAAAATGGGTGATTATGTGAAAGCTTTTATTTTACTTATAGGATTTATAACTTCTAGTCTAAGTTATGCGGAAGACTGGAAATTAGTAGCGGAATCAACAGATGATGTACGTACATATTTAGATATTGAAACATTAAATTATCACTCAAATGATAATTCTATAAGTGTTTGGTCGAAGGTAAATAATATAAAAGAACAGTTAGATAGTGGGGCACTTACGGAATATAAGACACTAGATTATTATTTTTGCAGTGAAAGAAAATCCACTACGGTTAAGGGTATAGCTTATGATAAACAAGGCAATATACTTGAAACTAGTGATTCGAAAATTGGGCCTAACAATATAATTCCTGGGTCGGTTGAGGATACAGTTTTTAATTATGTATGTAAAAACTCCAAGTTTGGGAATAATACGCAAATGTTAAAAGATGACCTGATAGAAGAATCTTAAAATAGTGGAGATTTAAAGTTCTTCATTTTATCAACTGTAAATTCTGCTCCTTAATGTGATAATGGAAAAATTAATGAAAAAGATGATTCTTTTATGCTGTTTAATTTTCTTAATTGGATGTTCATATAATTCGTCTGATAGATTAAAAAAACAAAAGGCTATACTTCAAAGTCAAAATCAGGAATACATAAACCGTGAGTATGCATTAGATTTAAAGTGTAAAAATGCAAAAATGGAACTTTCAAAAGCTAATTCATCTAATATTAATGAATTAAAAGATATAAAAGAAAATGTGTGTGGTGAGCTTTCTGAGGTCGTAGAAAACGTATTAGAAAATAATCAAAAATTGGTGGATATTGAATTAAATATTCAGGAATATGAAAGCTTATAATACAATTTTATGAGTTTGATTTTTAAATAAATATCTAAGATGATGTAAAATTTTTTTATGTGACATTTATTAACCAGTTTGTTAAAGTCGGTTTACTTTATAACAAATGGTGAAATTTATGAGAAAAATATTGGCTGCTAGTTTAGTTGTTATGGGTTTAGTTGGGTGTACGACTCCACAAATTGGTAATTATATTCCTAAAACTGCAAATATTAGTAAGCCGCCAATAGGTTCTATAAATACGGCTTACGTAGGGGATTCTTTAGTTTCACAAGGAAAGATCATTGAACAAGACCTAATGGCGATACAGTCTGATTATGATCTAAATATGCAATATAAAGTATTCGCTGGTAAATATGCTCAAATTGGTCATGATAAAGAAAATAAATTTTATTCTTTGCGCGAACTTAAGAGAAATACGGAAGGTGCTAGAGCGAAACTGCTTTCTGATCCGCCAAGCGTCTTAATGATAAATAAGAAAGGATGGTTGTGCGTTATAACAATCTACAATACTAAGTCGTGTGGTGACGCAACAGGTGTAAGTTTTAAAAGCGAAGGATCAGTTAATGAAGATTCGTTCCAACAGACTTTAATTTACAGTGGAAAAGTTGGTAATAAAATAAACATTGGTTATCGCGAGTTTTCAAGCAACATTGCTCGACCAGCATTTAACAACAATGTTGAGTATGATCTAAGTCAATCAAAAGAAATTGGATATAAGGGCGCACTTCTAGAAATCATTGAAGCAACAAACCAAGATATTAAATATAAAGTGATTAGAAACTTTAACAAGGTTGAATAAAGCAAAGTTCAAACATTATCTTAATTCTAAAACCCGCGAATGCGGGTTTTTTATTGCCTGGAGAAAAGTAAAATGGCTCAAGAATCTCGTCTAGTCATTGTTATTGATTCGCAAAATGCTGAACGTAATGTCAAAGCCTTGGCAGAAGAATTGTCAAAATTTACTGATCGAGGCGATACGGCATCTAAAACATCAAAAGATATGGGGAAACAGCTATCAGTTACCAATAATATTGTTCAGAACTTCAATACTACAGTTAACAATTCCAATACGTCGGTTCAAAAAACAGTTGAAGTTACTAAGCAAGCAACTCAACAAAATCATAAATTTGCGCAAGAAATTAAAGCCACAACCAATGAGTTGGATAAACAGGATAAAGCAGCTATCTCATTCGGCACCTCAATTAAAGCTTTGGCTGGATATATGGCAGGCTTGGCTACGGTCAATGCTGCCATTACTAAAATTGATGCCTATACAGGGTTACAAAACAGACTGAAGTTAGTTACTAACAGTCAGGCTGAACTAAATAAAGCGACCGAAGATACTTTCCAGATTGCTCAAAGAACTTATTCAACTTGGGAGTCAGTTTTACAGGTGTACCAGCGCTTTAGTGATAATTCCAAAACTTTAAATCTAACAATGGACGATACCGCCCGTTTAACTGAAACAGTTTCTAAAGCAGTGGCAATTAGTGGGGCAACTGCAGAAGCAGCTGATGCTTCATTAATGCAGTTTGGGCAGGCCTTAGCTAGTGGTACCTTACGGGGTGAGGAACTGAATTCTGTCATGGAACAAACTCCAGCTTTAGCAAAAGCTATTGCTCAGGGCATGGGTATTACCGTAGGAGAATTACGTTCGGTTGCAGCTGAAGGAAAAATTACTTCACAAGAAATTGTAAAAGCTCTTAGAAATGTAGAGTCTGATGTAGATGCATTATTTGGCAAAACTGATATTACTATCAGCCAGTCATTAACTCTTCTTAATAATGAGATTACTAAATTTGTCGGTGAGGCTAGTCAAGGAAGTGGTGCAGCTAACGTTTTATCTGGTTCAATTAAAGTTTTAGCTGAAAATTTAGAATCAATTTCTTATGTCGCTATTTTGGGTGGTACAGCACTACTTACCAAAGCAATCGCAACACAAGTATCGGCTTTAAATACCAAATTAGGTTCATTAGTAGCTGACAATGCTGCATCACAATTACAAAAACAAAAGTCGATAGAAAGTGCAAAAGCAGCGCTTGCAGAAGCTGAGGCACATTTGGTGAATGTAAGAGCAACAAATGCTGAAACCCAAGCCAGATTTGGAGCAAGTGCAGCTAGTGCCAGATATGTACTTGCAGCCAATAATGTTGAGAATGCAACGAAGGCAGTTACGTTAGCACAAGGCAATAGTGCTTCAATGGCAGGATTAGTAAGCGGTGCATGGGGATTAATTGGTGGTCCAATTGGGGCAATCACATTAGGCGTGACTGCTTTGGCTGCTACTTATATGTATTTCTCAAATAAATCTGCTGAAGCCACTGCAAAGCTAAAAGAGCAAGCAGAAGCTGCAAAGTTGACTAGGGAGGAGATTAAAGCCCTTAATGATGAACAACGTAAGGAAAAATTAGGTGATTTAGCAGCGACAATTGAAGATCAAAACAAGGCTTTAGAACGACATGAATTAGCGGTCGGGTCAGCATTAATCAATATCCAGAACTATGCAGTGGGCAATGCTAAAGTTGCTGAAATTTCAAATAAAGCACGACTTGGTACCATTTCTTATACTGAAGCGATTGAGCAATTAAAGAGCGAAAAGATTCCGTCCGATTTACGGGATGGATTGCTTAAACAAGTAAATGCCTATGATGAAGCAGCTGAAAGTGCTGCCAAGACTAAACAAACATATAGCTTATTTGGTGTCGAAGTAACACTTGCAGGCAATAAGGCTGAAAATGCTATTGTTGGTGTTGATAAAAACACCAAGTCCTTAAATGAAAATGAGAGAGCGGCATTAGCTGCTAAAAATGCACAAAAGAAATATGCGGATTCTCTTTATGATCGTGAATATGATGCATATTTTATGAAATTTGCATTAGCAAAGGGATTTTCGGAGAAACAGGCAGAAGAGCTACTTAAAAGTGCAAATTGGGCTCGAAAAGAAGGCGTTGAATATACCTACCAAATAGCTCAAAAGGGTTTGCAGGTTCTAGATATAGAAGAACAAAACAAGCAGGTAATTGATGCCAAAAATAAAGCTTTAAAGGAAACTACGAATGAGCTATCAAAACAGCAAAAACTTTCGAAACGCCTAGTCGGTGTGTCAGGCCAATCTGGTATTGGCACAGGCCCTCATCTTGATGTGCGATATGGCGGCTCAATGTCGGGCCAGAAAGTCTCGAATGAGCATCTAGCTCGATTGCAGGCAGGCGGCAAACCATTGTCATCTTACAAGATCAGTTCAAATTATGGTCCAAGACAAGCCCCTACTAAAGGGGCTTCTTCATTTCATAAGGGTATTGATTTTTCAATGCCAGAAGGTACGCCGATCACAACCAATGTTGCTGTGAAAGATATCAAGACAAGATATGACAGCAAAGGTGGTGGTTATGTCAGTGAGGTAATCTTTGAAGACGGTGTGTCACTTAAACTTCTTCATCAGTCACCAAGTATGCAAAGCAAGGTTAAAGGTGGCGCGAGTAAGGGGAGTGATAAGGCATCAGGTGATATTCAGTCACAACTTGATCGTCAATTAGATGCTCAGCGGTCTCTTGAAAATGAAGTGGCCACTGAAGTACAGCGGATTCAGAATAACTTAAAAGTTAGACTGGAGGATGTTGATAAAGCTGGCTTTACTCCAGAGCGTACTGCTGAAATTAAGGCTGAATTACAGCGCCGTTCTGATAATGATATTGCTATAGCCAAAAAAGCAATTAGAAGCAAACTTGAGGACTATAAGGAGTTCCAAAAAACCGAGGCTGATTTACTTAAAGAAAGTTTTGATCGCAAAAAGTTTAATGCGGCTCATGATATTGAATTAAGTAAATCGGAACAAAAGCAAGCTGTGGAGTTGCTGGAAAAGCAATATCAGCAAGAAAACGCGCTTATGAAATTGGCTCAAGAGCAACGTGCATTTCAAGCTCGGTTATCTTTGCTTTCCGAAACTCAAGCTATGCAGGAGCGGTACAGACTTGAACGTGAGGAGATTCTTCAGAATACAAAACTATCTATTGAAGAGCGGCAAAAGCTAATCGCATTATCTAAAGCCACACAGGACAAAGAGACACGCGACAAAGTTAATAATGCTGTTCAAAACTGGGGCGGTATTCAGGCTGATATGAATGGCTCCAGTGAGTTCTTTCGGCAGGATCAGGAACGGTTTAGCCGTTTAGGTGCTGCCAATGGCCTAGCTGATAGTCAATATGCCGCAACTGATCTTAGTGAGCAAAGTGGTTTAGATGGTCTGAATGCACAGATGGAAGCTGGATTAATTCAGCAACAGGATTACGAAGACCGAAAAACTGCAATCATTCAAGCTGCTCAAGAACAGCGTAACCAGATTGGTAGTGAATATGCTCAGAACGCTAAGGACATTGAAGACAAATATCAACAAGATCGATTAAACGCTCAGATTGCTCTTGGTGGGCAAATGATGGGTTCGGTCACCTCAATGTTCGGTTCAATGTTTGGAGAACAATCCAAAGCTTACAAACTCATGTTTGCAGCAGATAAAGCTTATGCGATTGCAGCAGCAGGAATTGCTATTCAGCAAAATATCGCGGCAGCTTCAAAAGCTGGTTTTCCTTACAACTTGCCTTTAATTGCTGGGGCGGTTGCTCAAGGCGCTAGTATCATTGCAAACATCCGGGCAATCAAAGATCAAGGTTTTGCTGAAGGTGGTTATACAGGTCGAGGTGGGAAATACGATGTTGCTGGCTTAGTCCATAGAGGTGAAGTGGTATTTTCTCAGGAAGATGTTGCTAGAAATGGTGGTGTTGCCGCAGTTGAATCTATTCGCAAAAGAGGCATAACGTCGTCTAATAATTCGGATCTATTCCATGATGGCAAAGTTTACTTCTCTTCAAATGGCTTAGTTCAGGATCGTTCCAACTTGGATGATGTACAGGATTTCACTTTAGGACAATCATCACGACCACAATCTGAGATTATGCCTTCATTTGCTACTCTTACACCGACGATCAATTTCAAAATTGAAGTTGTGAATCAGGTGAGCGGGGCAATAGTTGAAGCTGAACAACTGGATGATAAAACAGTCCGGATTATCGTAAAGGAAGAGCTGGAAAAACAACTTCCAAAAGCGGTACCAAAACTTGTAAGTGAACAAATCGCAAATCCAAACTCAACTATCAGTCGCTCTTTGACTGAAAACACTACCGCAAGACGAAATCGCTAATTAACAGAACCACCTTCGGGTGGTTTTTTATTGCCTGAAGGAAAGTTATGTATAAGTTAAAGCTAAATCCTCAGAACAGCGGCTATGGAGTAACACCGGGAGATGATGTAAAGCGTCAACAGATGGACGGTGGTCGTGGTCGCTACTACATCGATGTGAAGCGTAATAGCCATATTGTCGATGTGAACTGGAATTTAAGTAAAACCGATTTCAATAAAATGATGGCTTTTTGGCGTGTCTATCAGAACAAGCCAGCATCGTTTTATGCGGATCTAGTGATTGACGAGGGAGCACGTCAGCAATACCAATGCAATTTCATTCCGAATTCGTTCAAGACCAATGAAGTGAATGGCAACCTTTACCGAGTAAATGCTCAACTCGAAGTTATCCAAAATCAGCCAAACCTTACAGCTGATGAGGCGCTTATAAAAGATTGGGAGGTCTAATGGATAACGAATATGCGAAGTTCTTTCTCAATCGTAAAGTTGATATTTATCAACTGGAGTGTATTGAGCTTTCACATCCATCCTTTCTAAACACATATCGGATTGTCCGTAATGATGATCGTGGTGTCTATGTACAGCACAAAGAAGGTGGTGGTCAGTTCTTTTATGAGTATCTGCCTGTATCAATCCAAAGATCCGGAATGTTGGGTGATCTAGACCAAACTCTAACGGTGTCTGTTTCAGGTCTTGGTGATGTCTTGCCAGATGAATTTGAACGCGTGATGGAAGGACAATATCCAGATGTTAAGCCTACTGTTAATTACCGTCTTTACAGTTCAGATAACTTGAATTCACCAATGCATTATTTGCTTGGGCTTCAACTTGCTGGTGTTTCAATGAACCATAAAGCCGTGACATTTAAAGCTGAATCACCACGGTTAAATACTTCCAAAACTGGCGATATATTCTCACTGGATCGGTTTAGCGGACTGAAGGGGGCTGTATGAAAAGTCATGATCATTTGCTTGATAAGCAATACGATGAAGAGCATTACAACTGTGTTCACTTCACACATGAAGCCGCAATGTATCTATACGGAATAGATCGAGGCGAAGCTTTGGATTTATTCATGCAACCCAAGGGCCATATCGAGTTTAAAGTCTCTAGATTAAAACTTTTAAATCCGCTGCCCATGCCCAAGGAAGGGTGCATAGTCGCTTTCCATCCAAGACAAAGAAATAAGCCCCCGCATGTGGGGCTTTTTCGTGGACAGAAGGTTTTACACCTAATGGAAGCTGGAGTTACTTATTTAGCTGAAGACGTTATTAAAGCAATGGGGTTTAGTCGGGTCAGTTACTATGATTAAGATTATTTATAAACAGGATCCTTTGTCGGAAGAAAAGACAATTGATCAAGCCGAAACTATCGGGCAATGGCTTACTTCTAAATATGAATACTTGCCTGAGCATATCCGTATTTTTCACACATCAAGCAATATGGATCATGCAGAGATCTCTTTTGCCAATGAAGTTACACCGAAGAATGCTCATGACTTAAAGCAGCTTGATTTCTTGCCTGGTACTTTCATTGTGATTGAAAACCCTAAAGGTATTCCTGCGCTTGTGGCGGCTATAGTTTCTATTGTTCTTAGTGTTGCGATCGCATTTTTAATGCCTACGCCGTCAATTGCTCAAACCAATCAGAATAACAACCAGTCTTCATCTGCAAACAACGAACTTTCAAACCGCGAAAATAAGATGCGGGTGAATGGCCGTATCGCCGATATTTATGGTGCAGCTAACGATACACCTGACTTAATTGCTGTGCCTTACAAAGTTTATGAAAATAATGTTGAAGTTGAGCATGTTGTAGGCTGTATTGGCCGTGGTCATTATCAAATCAATGATGCATTCGATGGTGAAACCAATATTGTTGATATCGCTGGGGCATCGGTAGAGGTCTTTCGACCGGGTGTCGATATTGTTTCTGGACAACCTTATTTTTCACTTGGTAGCGAAATTACCACGCCGCCATTAACTGTTCAGCATCAAAACTCAGTGAATGGCCAGATACTGCGACCAGCAGATACGCAAAGTCTAGAGGGTACAAATTATCTTCAATTTGCTTACCCAAACGAGATCCTGCGAGCATCTGCGAACAATACTGATTTAACAACTAAATTTGTCAGTAATGACCGTGTAGAAATTACTAACGCTTCTTTTACTTATAACGGTCAAACATATGATTTAAACGGTACTTACAGTGTTTTATCCGTTGCTGATGACCGAATGGCCTTATCTAACCCGGCAGCAGTAAATCCGAATTGGCTAAAGCTAAAAGAACTCACTAATCAGCAAACTGGTGCTTTATCTCCAAAGCTCTCATCCATTGGCGAAAAGTGGATTGGTCCATTTATCCTGGACAATATTGAACGTAGTCGCGTCATTTTCAACTTTGTGGCCAACAATGGACTTTATACAGTCTCTTCAGGAGGCAATCAGGGGGCAGTCAATGTCACGATTGAAGTTGAAGTAACTCCAGTTAATGAGTCTGGGGCAGCTATTGGTAACCCTATGCTAAAACAGATCATTCTCAAGGGTTCAGCTAAGTCACGGCAAACTGTTGGGGCAACGCTGGATATGGTCACATTTCAGGGCCGCTGTAGTGTACGTGCTCGACGTTTAACACCAACCCCAGCAGTGACAACTGTCGTTGATGAGGTAAAGTGGCAAGCGTTATACGGCGCATTTCCATTGCAAAGCACGATGTATGAACATGAAACGGTTTTTCGTGCACGTACTTATGCAACGACCGGTGCTTTATCTGTTAAGTCACGCAAGATCAATTTTGATCTTCAGCGCATGTTGCCTACATATAAAAATGGAGCAATAACGACTGAGCTATTTCCAACTTCAAGCTTTGCAGATGCACTGGTTTCAATGGCGCTCGATGACAAGATTGGCCGCCGTACGATCGACGAGATTGATATTGAAAACATCTATCGTACTTATAACCAGATTGTCGATTACTTCGGTACACCTTTAGCGGCTGAGTTCTGTGCCACCATTGATGACACTAATCTTTCTTTTGAGGAACTGGTCACCAACCTTTGTGATGCTGTGTTTTGTACTGCTTATCGTCAGAACAATAAGCTAAAGATCTATTTTGAACGACCGACTGATAATTCAGTATTGCTATTTAACTTCAGGAATATCATTCCAGATAGTTATAAGCATGATCTAACGCTTGGCATGATGGATGACTATGATGGATTGATCTATGAATATACGGACCCTGCCGATGACACCCGCGTAAATATCTATCTACCGGATAAGGGGGCCAAGAACCCTAAAGAAGTTAAATCTGTTGGTGTACGTAACAAGTGGCAAGCTCACTTTAATGCGTACCGGCTTTGGAATAAACTCCGCTTCCAGCGTAAATCCATCACATTTGATGCTACTCCTGAATCTGAGTTACTTGTTTTACGTGACCGTATAGCTGTAGCGGATTATCGAAATGGTATTCATCAGAGTGGTGATGTAGTTCAGCAAGAGGGCTTAATCCTTACATTGAGCCATGATGTCGATTTCATAGCTGGCAAGAGCTACGTGATCTATTTGCAAATGGGGGATGGTACCGTTGATCTACTTCCTATTACTGCTGGATCTGCTAAGAACAAAGTAGTTTTAGGGCGGTTGCCAAATGGTGCTTTAAAGCTGAGTCCTGATGATTTTGTGAATACGATCTATACGGTTGTTAATGATGATACAAAGGACTCATTACCTTATTTGGTTGCAAAGAAGGATCCGGTTGATAAGTTCTCAAATACGGTTACTGCTGTTAATTACGATGTGCGGTATTACCTGAATGATAAAGACTTTATTAATGTACCAGTTGATGATTCACCGATTTACATTCGATATGACCAGTTAGACCTAAATCTAGCTCGTTTATACCAGATGCAAAGAGGTGACTTACCAACGACTGGAGAAATTAGTTTTGTGGTTGAAGCTGGTGCTTTGGTTTCGAGTTCTAGTTCGCTTCGACCAGAAACCAGATTTGTATATAAATTCGACTATAACTCTAGTCCTCCACGACGAGAGTTTATTGTTTCTGCCGCACAGGAACTGCCTGCCATTGATACTGGTGAGTTTCCGCCTGATCTGGTGGTGAATCTGACGATTAAAGGCTCTGTTGTTGGGCGTGGTGGTGATGGCGGTTTGCCTCACTTGGCATTTGGTGCATGGGAGTCGGATCCAGATTACAACTTTACCAAAACCCGTCGTGATGGGTTTCAGGGAGCACCGGGTTTGATGAACAGGCACAGTAAGCTTAACCTGATTATTGATGGCGGAACTCTGGCTCGAGGTGGATCTGGTGGTGGAGCAACACCTAGCGGTATTTATACTGGGTTGTCATATGGGGTTCAGGGTATTCCAGGTGGAGCTGGTGCGCCATTTGGTCGGGTCATGACGGGACAGCCGATCTCAAATGACTCACAAGATTGGCGCTGGTACTTTAGTAGCTATTTAAATGTTCTAAAAATCACTGATGCTGAAGCTTCAGTGCCAGGAAAAGGCTACCGTACTCAAAACGACCGCTATGGCTCTCCATTATCAGGCGATGGTGGAAACTGGGGCCAGCGTGGTACCAAGTCTACTAATGATGGTACTTGGAACTGGAATTACCATGGAACCACTGAAGGGCAACCAGGAGCGGGTGGAACCGCAATTGTCGGAGTCGCTCCACTCACAACACAATTGATTAATGGAGGGGAAATCTTACAAACCCTTTAATACTTTGAAAGAACTTAGAGCACCCAATTCGGGTGCTTTTCTATTATCGCTCCGATGATGGATTGGACAACGAACAACTACCGCTTCCTTGCGGTTTTTTTATTTCTGGAGATATAAATGGAACCAGTTTCCACTAGCGGTTTAACAGCACTTTTAAAATTTTACGGAGCGGCAATTATGGTGACTTTAGCGGTCGCTTTAGTTGCAGCAGTTGTACTGATGACACGTATGCCACGTTCACCTCAAGAATGGGCCGTAGGTCTGATTTGTACTGTTGTATCAAGTTTGGCTGGTGGTTCATTCATTATTGTGAAGTGGGGGCTTCATGAATGGATTACAGATATTTGGGGAATGATGGCACTCGGTGGTTTCTTCTTCGTTTGCGGCATTCCCGGTTGGGCTTTAGTCCGCTGGACCTTTAACTTTATAAATAAGCAGGAAGGGAAGACGATTATTGAAGTAATCAAAGAAGTTAAGAAAGCCAGAAATGATATCGAAAACAGTTAATGCCGCCTTCAGGCGGTTTTTTATTCAAAACTTACTATATTTGGCTTAAGTTCAATTATCTGATTTTTATGCATTAATTTGAAAGTTACACGTATAAGAGAGAACAACATTTGCTGTTGACACTGCAAGCCGCTGACTACTACGAAAACCTATTGACAACCAATATTATGAAACGACCACCTTCGGGTGGTAATTCTTTTTTACGGGTAGGAAAACGGGTATGAAGAATGCGTCAATCAGCAGTAACAATCTTTTAACAAAGTCAGCGGAAGTCCTTCCGCCTGATATTAAAAAACGGATGGGGGTAAAGTTCGTCTATTAATTCTATGGGAAGTAAGAAATGTACTTTATTCCCAAAAAGCAAAAACCCCAGTGCGCCAACACTGAGGTTTTTTAATTCCGCCAACCTATGCAAGTAAGAGGAAAAATATATCTATATGGAGCATTTTAAACCAATAGTGGAGCTTATAAAAGTGTCTATTGAAAAGTACGGCTTATGGCAAACAATAGTTGCATTTACTCTTTTGTTTTCCGTACCAATCTTAATGTGGAAGTTGGATGTAATTATTGCTTCTATAAAAGCATGAACCAACTTGAAAAAAACTGCGCCACCTTCGGGTGGCTTTTTATATCTAAAGGAAACTGAAATGAAGATTGAACAATATCTAGATGAGTTGATAAAGCGAGAAGGCGGGTATGTAAATAACCCAGCAGACCGCGGTGGTGCAACTAAGTATGGCATTACTGAAGCAGTTTCTCGAGCAAACGGATTTAAAGGCAATATTAAAGATTTGCCGCTTGATGTGGCCAAAGCGATTTACCGTAAAGACTATTGGACAGCTCCACGTTTTGACCAGGTGAATTCTATTTCTTCTGCTGTGGCTGAAGAACTTTTAGATACTGGTGTGAATTGTGGTACCGGCTTTACTAAGCCTCTTTTACAACGTGCTTTGAACTTACTGAATAATCAACGTAAAGCTGGTTTTCCAGATCTTGTGGTTGATGGAGTTTATGGCTCAACAACATTGGGAGCTCTAAAGACCTATTTGGCCAAACGTGGGAAAGACGGAGAGAAAGTCCTGGTACGAGTACTTAATATCATGCAAGGCCAGCGTTACATCGAAATCTGTGAACGTAATCCTAGCCAAGAGCAGTTTTTCTATGGCTGGATCGCTAACCGTGTTTCTCTATGAGGGCTTTTGATTTACTGTGCATTCTATTATCAGGGTGCACGGCTCATACGATCAATAACAATATCGCTATATCTATATGTGTGAAAGCCCTTTAATTAGGGCTCTTATTACTTATTTTTTTCCAGTAATCAGGTGAATTCATTTCATCTAGAATCGGAATTAGTTCCTGTTCAATTTTACTTGAGAATTTTTTTATAAGATCCAAAAGTTTTATTGCATCAGTTTGAATCTCATCCATAGATTTTTCCGGATCATTAATATGTGCGGATTTATATTGAGTATATTCTGAGTAATATAAAATAATTATAGATTTATAGGTGGATAATGAAAAATCATTACTGAATTTAGAATACCTGTCTAAACTATTAATAGCAGCTTTAAAATACTTAACCATAAATAAATTAACTTCGTAATTTTCATCAATTAATTCTCTGATATCTTTAATTGTAAATTCTGTGTTTTCAGGATGTGCTTTATAAATTTTAATTGCAGCTTTAATTTTAGAAGTAGGATAGGCTATCTTCCTTAATTCAGATATAAGTACTATACAATCACTAGAAATACTCTCTATAAATTTTAAATGTAACTTGTACTTTTCTTGATCTTTCCAGTCATTGAATAATATTGTTGCTATATACGCAGCAGCTAATGTTGCAATCCCACCAAAAAACTAGCTGTTAAGGAAAAGGATTCTTTAACTGTCTCGGCTAAATTATTAATATCCTTAAACATTAAAGAGTAAATAAAACCAAAAAGAATAATTGAAATTACGCAACAAATTAAAAAAACTGTTTGCACCTGATCTTTAATTTTCATAGATTTTCTGCAATTAAAATATAACGTAAGTTTATAAAAAATATTCAATTTTTAATAGCTAGTAATTCTTCCCATCTAAACGGATTCCTACTCAATCTATCCCTACTCATCGACCAGTTTCGATTAGGTATAAAACAAGGTCCAATACCGAGTTTTTTCTTTCCGAATTTTGTATGTACATTATCAAGTGCCTTCATCAATTGTTCTTTCTTTTCTATCATTTCAAAGTCGGTGAGGAGGTCATAAGTATGACCAGACTTGGGCTCAAGACCTGTTAGCACAACACCGCATTTCTTGTATTTGATACCTTCTTTAAAGATATCTGACACCATCCTTACAGCTGCTCTTACGAAATCTGTTGTGCAATCTGTGGGTTCAGAAAATGCACCTGTAATAGACTTATTATAAAATGGCGCACTTTCATCAAATGGGCTTGATTGAACAAATACAAGTAGACAACCACATAGTGACTCTTCATCACGCAACCGTTTACATGCTTCTTGTGCATGCATTGCTATAGCTTCTTTCAAATCATCTAGCTCAGTTACTTTTGCTCCAAAGGAACATGATTTAATAATTTGTTTTTTTGAGGGCGGGGTGTCTTCAATTTCAATGCATGAGATGCCCTGCAACTCATTAATCGTTCTAGCCATTACAATAGAAAATTGCTGTTGCATTTCCCGCGCTTCAGTACAAGCTAGATCTAATACTGATTTAACTCCCATTGAATGCAACTTCTTTGCATGTTTACGGCCAACTCCCCAAACTTCTGAAACATCGATAAGTGAGAAGTAATATTCTTTATTGCACGGATCCATATTTACGAGATCGCAAACACTGTTAAATCCCGCATTCTTTTTAGCTATATGGTTAGCTATCTTTGATTCAGTTTTACTTCTACCGATACCAACACATACAGGAAGGCCTAGCCATTTCCACAATTGCTGGCGCATTTGCTGGCCAACCTTCACTAAATCAAAGTTTCTTTCATAAGCGGTGAAATCAACAAAGCACTCATCAATAGAATATGGTTCAACTTCTTTCTCTGTTACGTATGAAGCAAGGATCTTATGAAAGCGCCGTGACATTTCGGCATACATTACATAATTGCTTGATAGCACCACTACGTTATGTTTTTGGACTATGTCCTTAATTTGGAATAACGGCACACCCATTTTTATATTTAGGGCTTTGGATTCGTTGCTGCGCGCCACGGCGCACCCGTCATTATTTGATAATACGATGACGGGTTTGTTATTCAAACTTGGGTCAAAGACTCTCTCACATGAGACATACATATTATTTACGTCTATGAGGAAAAAGACTTTATTCTCATGTTTCATGAGTTTCTAATCATTTTAATGATGCATGTAACAACGCCCCAGATAATTAATTCTTGGCCATCCATTAAATAAATATTCTTATACTCAGGATTTTCGGCTTTGAGCCATTGGCCTTTTTCATCGATCATTAGGCGCTTAACTGTAAAATCATTATCAATAAGTGCAACAACAATATCCCCGTGTTTTGCATCGAGACTGCGATCGACAATTAATTCGTCATCAATATCGATCCCTGCATTAAGCATCGAGAGCGAAGCAACTTTGACAATAAAAGTTGCAGTTTCATTTTTTATTAAGTGCTCATTCATATCGAGCGCTTTATCTATGTAATCTTGTGCTGGGGAAGGAAAGCCAGCGGAAATTTTTTCTAAAGCATAAGGGACAAGCATATGGGTTGATGGTACAACTCGCTTGATTGATAAGGCTTCAGATAAAACAATACTACTTTGTAGATATGGTTTTATCTGGATGATGGATGGTGCAATTTCGCTCATAGAATATCCCCTAGCTTGAATTTGTAACATATTCAAGATGATATGCTAGAGCTTAGTTAAATTTCAAATTTAAAAAGTTGTGGATAAACAAATAGAAGTCAAAGAGTGTCGTTGCCAAAAATGTATTTGGTCGGAAATTACTCTAAAAAACTAAGTAAAACACGAAATAAAGTGTATGAAAGTTAAAAAGAATTTATATCAAGAAATTTCAATAAACATTAATTTTTACGTAAGTTATTGATTTTTGACTTATCCACAAAGTTATCTAAACATGTTTTTTAATGGTTTTGCTATGGTATATACCGATATATCAAAAAGATAAAAAATTACTATAAAGTCAAGATTGCTCTACTAGAAAAAATCCCATATCTTAAGCACATAGGGCACAATGCTTCTATATTCCAAGCCATGAAACTCGGTAATTTATTATTGATTAATTTTGGAAGGAATTGGAGCTACCCTCAGTTGACTACTTCTTGCAGGAACATATCAACTGAGGGTAGTGAAACTTAGCTGCATTGCTTTACAACACAGTTCGCTGAAGTCTGTAACGCTGACTACGTTATTGACTTTAACGACGGAGATTGCGATGTGAAATTTAACTCTAGTCCGCGACGTTTTCGACGCTGACTTCGGCGATAAAATTCGCTACGCAGTAACGTTATTAAAGCGCAAAACTTGGCATAAGGCAATGCTTCATTAGACGGAGATTGCTATGACGAAGATATTTATCTTCGGCGTGAAAGTATTAAGCTTAATAGCTGACTTACTTCAAGTGGCTGATTACTTCAAGCTGTACTAACTAAATAGTTTTACATTAACTAATTTTAAGACCGCTGGCTTAGGCTGGCGGTTTTTTTATTGGGTTTCGGAAAATAATTTGACGTAAACTCGGCGACTGGCATTGCAAAGAAAAATTGGTCCGCATCTTCTTTTTTGCAGTTTAGCCAGTCATTTCGATATTCATCAGGTATGACGATGATAGATCGCTTTTCGTCTTCGGGTTTATGGAACTGGTTCATGAAAGGGTGATTGTCTGCATTAATAGTCAGCATCGACATAGATCTTACTCGCTGCCCATCAATCACAGTCGAATCATAAATAGCAGCTACTGTAAAAGGTAAGCCATCCTCTCGATAAATTCCCCATCTTTCCGCTTTACCATTCACATACCTAGGCTCATAAATTTTTTCTACAGGTATTAGCGCGAATTGGCTTTTAGCCCATGCATGTCGGAAGCTCGGCTTTTTATCTACCGTCTCAGTTCTAGCGTTATAGGTATACTTTGAGAACTTTAGGTCATGGTTCCATGGTGGAATCATGCCAAACTTAACTTGCAGCCATTCGATATGTCCATCTTTAGAAAAAATAAGAGGGCAGTCATAACCAGGATAAACATCGGCTTTATAGTCAAAAGTAGGTTCGAAGAGATCTAGTAGGTGTACCCGGTCTTTCGATATAGGTTCATAGTTTGCGCACATAGTTGTTTACTCACTATTTATGCTCTATTGATTTCTCGAATCTTAAGGTTTATCTGTTTATATAAACTATCCATTAATTCGTAATATTCCTTGTATGTTTTATGTATTCGTGTCATTTCTCCGGAATCCTTATCTAATTCCGTATTCTCAGCTACATGTTCAAAACGGGTATTAAACATTGAATATTTTCCCTTTATTGCTCTTTCTGTTGGATCGCCCTCAGGAAAGCCCATACTAAATATTGAATCAACCCATGCTTCATTAGATGAAACCGATTTTAATTGGTGATAAATAGGGCCATAATAATCCTGAATGATTTCCTTATTTATATATAAAAAATCGATTGCAATTCCATAATATTCATTTAGCAGGTTCTTAAGCTCAAGATTTTCGTTATAATTTAAATACCGTTCCATATTTAAATAAAAGTCATCAAGAAGTTGATCTGAAATTTCATGAGCTTTACGCATTATGGAGTGGCCCAAATAATATGAGTTCTCTTGTTTATACACTTCATAAATTCTTATTACAGTTCGACAAATTAGATCAATTTTTCTATTAAATCTAATTAGATTCTCTTCAGAAGAGTTCAATAAAGTTGAATCAGCTTCAAAGTTTTTTTGGTATCTCCATGAATTTAATAATAGGATTGCAATGATAGGTGCAATCAGTGTAGCGGACCAAACAAACATATTCGAAATAACACTAGGAATTTCTTTTTTTCCTGTTTCAAAAAACGTTGTAAGTGCTAAGCCAATGCATAAAGCGAAGCAGACCAAGACTATATAGAAAATCAAACTAAGTGCAATTGTTTCAGCTAGTTCATTAGAAGTAATTTTATTTTTTAAAAAGTTCAATATTTTCAT